AAGTTTGTTCCCTATATGATGACACATTGGATGAGTGCTATAAAAGCATCAGGTGAGTTGGGTGCATATTATGTAATGAGTACAGAGTGTGCGGCAAACAAACATCTGTTCAATGAATATGTACAGAGGCATCCTAAACTACAATGGATGATGTTATGTGCGGCCAGCCCTGGCATGGGTAAGCAATTCCATCAGTGGATACCTCACATGTCTGGCAAAGTTTCATCGTTAAAAGAACCAGCTAAAGCAAAAGACATTAAAGAATACTACAGTAAAGTATACAAAGGTGCATCTAGTGATGATCTAGCTGCCATCACAGAAGCATTTATAGATGACAACAAAAAAAAATGTTATCTAGCACAAATTTATCCTCATCTCAAACTATCTGACATAGAATTATTAAGCCAATTAATTACACATGCCGACATTGAAAAGTACGAAAGAAGCCGAGGAAACTAAATCGGTTAAGCACAGTTGTGAGTTTTGTAGCAGGGAGTTTATAAAAGAACGGACTCTGCTTACTCATATATGTGAGACTAAACATCGTTGGTTAGAAAAAGACAAGCAAAGCAATCGTATTGCATATCAGTCCTTTGTACAGTTCTATACCAAACACACCGCAACTAAAAAGACAAAGACTCAGCTAGAGTTTATTAAGAGTCCATACTATATTGCATTTGCAAAGTTTGGAACATATTGTGTAGATACAAATTGCATCAACATCAGCAGGTATGTTGATTGGTTATTGCGAGACCAAATCAAGCTTGATAATTGGGCAACTGACACTAACTATACTAAATTTTTGCAAGAGTATGTTAGAGTTGAGGATGCGTATGATGCAATTACTCGTAGTGTTCAGTATACAATTGAATTAGCACAAGCAGAACATATACTACCTCATGATATTCTAAGATATGGTAACGTAAATAAGATTTGTTATGCAATTACAACTGGTAAGATTAGTCCTTGGATGTTGTATCAGAGTGACAGTGGTGTACATTTCTTATACATGGAATCAAAAATGTGCATGGGCGGTAGAGACATTTGGTTTGCCCGGAGATAAGTTTGATACACATGCAACAGAAGATTATATGGATTTTTACTTTAAGGATGAGCGTGATGCTATTCATTTTGAGTTAAGATGGGGATAATATGGCTGATGTTATCCTATACATTACTGCTAAAAGAACTATGGAAATAGGCCATGAGTTACGAAACATGGGTTGGATACAGGGTGTTGATTTTGATTATGCTTACTACCAAGAGAAGTATGACAACTTTAGCCATGACCCTATTGTAAAACGACATGCAAGATTTACCTTTTACAATGATAGCAATGCTAGTTATTTTGCATTGAGGTGGACATAGTGGAGTTAATATTAGAAGAAGGTTTGATATTTGGGTCAAAATATTATACTGCTTATCCTAGTTTTGATTGGGTATTAAATAATAAAAAGTCCAATCAATATTGGATACTAATGGAAGATTGGTGTATTGACACCTTTGGTCGCAGTGGCACCGATAATATGCCCGGAGTATATACTCCTAACGCACGATGGTATATTAACAACAGCAAGTTTTGGTTTAAAGAACAAAAAGATTTAGAATGGTTTCTACTAAAATGGCAGTGATCATAAAGGTTTACAAACCATGGGCATTAGTGTTACACTTACTGATAGAGAATGTAGGACCTATGTTACATAGTAACCCTATAATCTTTTGGCATGGTAAAGGGTGGCATATGACATTTCATCCCGAGGTTGTTACTCAAGGTGAATCATATTGTAACATTCAATTTGATAGAGAAGCAGACGCAATATGGTTTTCATTACGATGGGTTTAGATGATTATGAATAAGATTGGTGTTGATATTGGTAAAACAAAAATTGAGTGTTGTGTGTTATCAACTACAAATGAGGTATTGTTTAGAGAACGTCTTCCTACAGGTTCTGTATACGAAGAAATAGAAGTTCTTTATAATAAAGCTATACTGTATACTAATACAACAGAACATACATTGGGAGTATGTATGCCGGGATCCATAAGCAATAGAACCGGTTTAATGATAAATTCTAGCATAGGATTTTTAAACGATACAGATTTTGTAGGTATGTTGGAAACTAGATTAAATCGTAAGATACAAATTGCCAACGATAGTCAATGTTTTGCTTTAGCAGAATCATTGTTAGGGGTAGGCAATGGATATAATACTGTATTCGGAATGATATTAGGTACGGGTGTGGGAGGCGGCATAGTGATTAATGGAATGCTACATAAAGGATTTCATAACATAAGTTGTGAATGGGGACATACAACATTAGACCCTAGTAACAATATAATGTGTCGTTGCGGTAGAATTGGATGTGTAGAAACTTGGTTAAGCGGATCAGGAATTGACACATGGGCATACAATCTTACAAATAAAAAACTATCCACAAAAGAATATATGGAAATGACAGAGATACAAGAATGTTTTTTAAATAAGTTTGGGTTGGCAGTTTCTAATTTAGTTCAAGTATTAGACCCGGATTGTATTGTAATTGGCGGAGGAATCAGTAATAATGATATATTATTCACTCAAGGCATTGAATCTGTTAAAAAGAATATATTCAATGATGAATTCAACACACCTATATATAGAGCAAAATTAGGTGACAGTGCAGGTGTAATTGGAGCGGCATTATTATGGCAAATGACATTATGATTGACATTGAAAGTTTAGATACAACACCTAACTGTGTTATCTTAACCATCGGTGCGGTACGATTCGATCCTAAAGGTAGTGGCGTAGTTGAACGATTAGAACTACGTCCTACAGTAGAGGATCAAACAGAAATATATAACAGGAGTATCAATGAAGATACATTACGATGGTGGAGTGAGCAGAGCCCTGAAGCACTTGAAGAAGCTATGGGAGACGGGGGACGTTTGCCATTTAGCGAGTGCATGGAGACTCTTTATAAGTTCTGTTGGAACCGTCGTGCTGTTTGGAGTAATGGTGCATCATTTGATTGTGTAGTTATGGAGTCTGCTTGGAGACAAACATCAGACAAACCTAATCCTATCCCCTGGCCTTTCTGGACAGTTAGAGATACACGTACATTATATGAAATTGCAGGTGTTAGTCTTAAAGACGGTGGGCATTCTACTAGTCACAAAGCAGTAGAAGATGCTGAACGTCAGGCTATTGTTGTACAAAAAGCGTATACTAAATTAATTAAAGCAGGCCTAGTTGCACCACCTAAATGAAATTTAATTCAGACATTGATATTGACTTTGGTGACCGAGATAAGATATTAAGTCTTATCAAGCATACGCCTGCGGCAATGCGTAAGGTTAATCCTATTCGTAAACATGCAACAGGTGTTCACGTGACTAATATACCCTACGATGCTATCAATGATATGGCTAACATCGATTATTCTGAGGCAGAACAACGTGGATATCTCAAATTAGATATGTTAAATGTTTATGTTTATAACTATGTTAGAAGTGAAGAACATCTAAAGTGCTTAATGTGTGAACCTGATTGGGATAAGTTAAAGGATGCAAAGTTTGTAGAAAACTTGATTCACTTAAACAATCACTATAATAGCATTAAGAAAATGAAAGAACCTATAGATAGCATCCCTAGACTAGCTATGTTCTTGTCTATCATTCGTCCTGCAAAGAAACACTTAATTGGTTTAACGTGGGCTGAAGTTGCAAAAACTGTATGGGATAAAGGCACTGATGGGTATAGTTTTAAGAAAAGTCACGCAATTGCATATGCTCATTTAGTTGTCGTACATATGAATTTGATTGATGAATTAGGATATCCTCTTGACCAGGGTAATACTTTTACGCTTTGACTTACGTTTGCTTAGTTCTAACATACTACATATAGGACCGTGTAATATAGTCAGACTCTTATTGTTAAATGTTCTTAGATAGGGTTTAAAGATCATCCAATCTTCTTTTAAGAACATATTAATGGGCACTAATCTATTAGATTCCCACCACCATATATCCCCTAGTTCTAAGAATTTTTCTCGTATTACTTGGTCTATAATAGATCCATAGTCGTAGATGGTAGTTACTACATCATCTCTATTTTGAACTATGCCTACATAATCTTGGCCTGCGTATGAGCAGACCGTTATAAAGGGGTGGTTCTCGGTTAGTCGTTTGAAAAAGTCGTTATGAAGCATTTATTTAGTTCTCGGAAGTATTTATTCGGGCAAAAATGTCTTTATATTATTTGTCATAAATATGATAAAGGAGTCTCATTTTGTATTCAACAAATGTTTATTATTACACACAACGTCAAACAGTAGTGTTGTATTCCGGCTCTAGCAATAGGAGATATGATATCGTGTATGCAAAAGATTTAACCCTAAACAAGGGCGTGGAAAACAAGATTCAGTTTCAGTTCCTAAACCAAGAACAGAAACCAGTAAATATTACCGGTAAAACTATCTCTTTTAGACTTATCAAATATGATGGTTCTATGGTATATTTTAGTAAGCAATTAACCAATTTATTGCCATTGACTGGTATAACTCAATTAGAGCTAGATGCTACTGATATTGTAGATGTAGAACCTCAAATGTGTTTCTATTCACTAGAGGTAGTAGAGGGAACTGCACATACAGCTGCCTTTGTTAGTCCCGATGCAAATGCACGTGGTACAGTAAAAGTTATTGATAGTGTATTACCAGGATATATTAATACTATTCCTGTAACTATCCCAAGTCACGCACCCATAAGCAATGTAGGTGTAACATTCTACAGCAGTGTATTCAGCACATACGACAATCCATTATTCACAGATATATTGGGTGTGCAAATGTCATTGGACAACTTTACCGGCGATGTAGTAATACAAGGATCTACTATCCCAAATGGTGATTGGTATAACATACACGAAGCAAATACATTTGCAAACGCAACCGAAAGTTTATATTTCTTATGTGAGGGATACCATCCTTACGTAAGGGCACAATATGCTAACGTAACAACTGGTGATATTACTAGTCTGGTTGTCCGTTAAAAATTGACTTACATCTAAAAACATGCTACAATACTAGTATGTTTGATATTCTATCTCTGATACCGGGTAAACGTAAACTAACACACAGTGGTTGGTACAGCTTCAATGCGGCGTGTTGTAGTCATCGTGGTCATAAACAAGATAAACGTCATAGGGGCGGAATTAAATTCGATGGCCCTACTAATTGGACCTATCATTGTTTTAACTGTAGCTTTAGCTGTAACTTTACATTAGGTAAAACAATTACCCCTAAAGCAAAACAACTACTAACATGGTTAGGTGTTGATACTGACCAAATACAAAAGTGGAGCTTAGAAAGTCTAGCACATAAAGACATATTAGATTTCACTCAGCCCAAACGAATAAATTTCAAAATGAAATTCAAGGATCATCAATTGCCTGATGGTGATTTGATTGATCCTAATAATCCAGCGCACAAAGTATACATAGACTATCTAAGTAAACGCAAGATAAATTATAATGACTACCCCTTCTTAGTAACTCCTCGTGAGTTTGGTAGAATGTCACAACGTATTGTTATCCCTTATACATATAAGAATAAAATCGTTGGTCACACTAGTAGATTCTTAGACAACAAAATCCCCAAATACATTAACGAACAACAACCCGGTTACGTATTCAATATTGATATACAGAAGAATCAATGGAGTGCGTGTATATTGACAGAAGGTATATTTGACGCATTAAGCATTGACGGTATCGCAGTTATGCACGATGACATTAGCAATGACCAAGCACAATTAATATCAACATTAAATAAACAAATTATTGTAGTTCCTGACAGAGATAAGACAGGACTAAAGATGTGTGACAGAGCATTAGAATTGGGTTATCAAGTTAGCTTACCTAATTGGGAAGCTGATATCAAAGATGTTAATGATGCTGTAGTAAGATATGGGAAGTTACCAACCCTAATGAGTATACTACAGAGTGCAACAAATAGTAAAATTAAAATAGAAATGAACAGGAAGAAAATTGCTAAAGGACTATAACGTAGACGTACAAAGATTGTTTTTGCAGATGATGTTAACTAATTCGGAATTGTATACCCGAGTTATGAACATTATGAATGCTGACAACTTTGATAAATCGATAAGACCAGTCGCTGAGTTTATGAAAGAATACAGCGAGAAGTATAGTATACTTCCGGATATATCACAGATTAAAGCAACAACAGGAATGGACATTGCACTAATCGAAGAATTCGGAGAAAAACATACAGAATGGTTCTTAGAAGAATTTGAATCCTTTACTAAACGACAAGAACTAGAACGTGCAATTCTTAAGTCAGCCGATATGCTTGAGAAGGGAGATTTTGGTCCTGTTGAGAAACTAATCAAAGATGCGGTACAAATCAGTTTGCAAAGAGACATGGGTACAGATTATTTCGCTGATCCTAAAAGTCGTATCAACAAATATTTTAATGCAGGTGGACAAGTTAGTACAGGTTGGCCCCAGATGGATAGATTGTTGTATGGTGGCTTTAGTCGTGGTGAATTGAATATCTTTGCAGGTGGCTCAGGTTCAGGTAAATCATTGGTCATGATGAACATTGCATTGAACTGGTTACAACAAGGATTAAGTGGTGTTTATGTTTCATTGGAACTTAGCGAAGAACTAACGTCATTGCGTACAGATGCAATGTTAACAAGTATGAGTACCCGAGATATTCGTAAAGATATTGAGGGCACTGAACTTAGAGTTAAGATGGTAGGTAAGAAGTCAGGACAATATCGTGTCAAAGGTTTGCCTGCACAAAGTAATGTTAATGACATTCGTTCATATTTGAAAGAAGTTCAGATTCAGACAGGAATCAAAGTTGACTTTGTAATGATTGACTATTTGGATCTCGTTATGCCTGTATCAGTCAAAGTTAATCCTAACGATCAGTTTATTAAAGACAAATATGTTTCAGAAGAATTACGTAATTTAGCAAAAGAATTAGGTATTCTTATGGTCACAGCATCTCAGTTAAATCGTAGTGCTGTTGAAGAAATTGAGTTCGATCATAGTCACATTGCAGGTGGTATCAGTAAGATTAATACAGCAGATAATGTGTTTGGTATCTTTACAAGTCGTAGTATGCGTGAGCGTGGGAAGTATCAGATTCAATGCATGAAATCACGTAGCTCAACAGGCGTAGGTCAGAAAATTGATTTAGAATATAGTATTGATACCATGCGTATCACAGATAGCGATCCTGAGGGATATGGGGATAAGCAACAAACTCATTCAAGTCCCAATGATATTATGAGTAAATTACGGACTCAATCTACTGTAGTTGACAATAATGTTGGATTTAATAATAAAATAGAATCAGAATTAGAACCAGTTACAAATCGTGTTATGGCAGATGTTCAGGGCAGTAAATTAAAATCAATGTTGAACAATCTTAAAAAGTGATAAATACTCAATAGGGAATCTGCATTATGCAAAAAAAGACACGTAGCCTGTTAGAAGAACTACAAGCCATTGGCGATCAAAAAGATACTAAGTACCTCATTGAGAGTCGTGCCGAGCATATTATTACCAGTGCTATCAACTTATTAGAAATGATAGGTAAGAACTATGATAATGAAAAAGCATCTATTTTAGAGAAAAAACTATTAAGTGCTATTAAATCACGTGATAAGAGCAGATTTTCTAAAAGTATAAGGAAAAATGATGAAAATCAGTGAGATTAGACCAGTTGTTAAAGAAGACCTAGCCGATACAATTAAATCCGGTTTATATAAAGTAACTGGCGGTGGATTATATGGTCAGACTGGTCAACAGGCTGCACTTAAAAATAATTTCATAAAGAAATTTGCCAATCAATTAGCATTAAATGTTAAATCTTCAAAAAGTGCAGGAGTAGGTGGATTTGATTTAGATGATTATTTAAAAACATATGCCGCACAATATGGTTGGAATTTAACTCCTATAGAAATAGAGAATTTAACTAAACTTTCTACACAAGCCGGACCTAATCCAGGCGCAGGATCTTTACAAAAAGTTGCTAATTATATGTATATATTAGCAGACAAATACCGTGACTCTAGAAAAACTGGTGGTGCACCAGAAGCTTCAGGTGGATCTACTCCGAGACGTGGTGGAGGTGGTGCACCAACTCAACCTACTGGTCCTACAACACCTAGCCCTACGACACCTACTGGTCCTACAACACCTAGCCCAACAGGACCAACGACACCTAATTCAAAAAATTCTCCTGCACTCACTTCACCGGTCGCACCTCTAAATAAACAAATAAATGCCAAACCCGAAGCTTCAACTAGTACACCTAATCAAACTAGTGTAACTGCTGAGAAGATAATGGATGCATTGGGTCAACTATATAGGACACCAAATTCAGCTAGTGATTTAGACAAGATTTTACGAGATGTTGCGTATCTACTAAGCAGAAAAGATGCCTCAAGATATGCTCATGTAATCAAAGATTTAACTTCAGGTATAGGTGGTTCAAGCGCAGCCGGAACTAAAGGTACACCTTATCCCGGCGATCAAGGAACACAACAAAATACTAGACCAACAAGTACTCAGTCTACTACACCCCCTAAAGATGCTGAACAATCAATGCCGGGATATAATAAAGCTGCCGATGAATTGTCACGTAAAATGAAATCTAATTTACCTAGAGATCCATCTATTTCAAAAGCATACCGTCCAGGTAGTAGACCACAAGATGTTAGTGATATACAACCAAAAGAGTCTAAAAAGTTTAAGAGAAGATAATGGATCTAAGTAACATTGTTGATAAACTTTCAGCACTACTATTGACTGAGGCTGAATTAGCCAAAGCCCATTTAACGCATCCTGAAGATATTGTTATCATGCAAGGTAGTCGAGGGCTAGATACCGCATTGAAACACATGACAGCTACTATACAACAGCCAGATCAAGCTACAATCAAATGGGACGGTAGTCCTGCATTGATATTTGGATACGGTCCTGATGGTAAATTCAGAGTCATGGACAAGCATATGTTTGACAAAGTAGATGACAGTGGTAGAAATGTATTCAGCCCTAAACAGTTTGCACAATATGATGTTAACAGAGGTGTAGACAGGGGTACTATGATACAGGATGTTACTAATCTATGGCCTGGATTACAAAAAGCAACTCCTAAAACACTAGGGTATTATTGGGGTGATGTACTGTTTGGTGCTCCGTTAGCAGACACAAATGGATTCTATATTTTTAGACCTAATCCTACAGGTATTGAGTACAAGATTCAAGCAAATAGTGATTTTGCAAAACAACACATAACAGGTAAACGTGCTGGTATAGCTATACATCAGTTCATACCTGCTGATGCACATCAAAAAGCAATAGAAGCTACACAAGAAGCTAGACGACAGGGTAAAAAAGAAACGTACAAAGCAACTGATTTTGCACAATCACTCAATGGTAGCTTAGGACAACTTCAAGTTCCACCAAAGTCTAGTATAGCTATACTTCCTAGTAAGATGGCAATCACTCCTGAAATGAATTCCGGAGGATGGGATGATGCTATTGAACGAGTTAAGAAAATGTTAGCACCACTAGCTCCTAGCATTGACAAGTTTGTAGCTGGAATACCCTTAGCCAACAAAACAACAAATGATGCTTTCCGTGGATTTCTTACCAGCTATATTAACTATGAAGTACGAAAGATTGCACCTAGCTTAAGTGCTAGTCAAACACCCAAACAACGTGATGCTGTTATCAATAATGCATTAAAGATGATGGGTAAAGATTTTATGAACTATGTTCAAACAAAATTAGCTACTGCAAAGATGACAGATAACAATAAACAAATGATATTGAATCACATCCAAGCTAATCAAAAAGGTATGCTATATTTGTATAGAGTTTGGGGTGAGATATACAAGTTAAAAATGCACATATATAATGACTTAGACATTGCTGGGAAGCAAAGTCCAGTCAAGGGATACTTACAGGGTGGTGCAGAGAGCCAAGAAGGCTATGTAGCACACGGTGTCAAATATGTAGACCGTTTGGGTGGTTTTAGCGCACAGCACTTAGCTGGACGTGGCTAAAGTTAACCCAAAACCAACATTTTTTTGTACCTGGCATAAATAAAAGTAGAGTCTATATGACTCATACTTTTAAAGGAAAAATATCATGGCATCAACAACACGTACACATGGCGACTTTAAGCCAGTAATGAATTATGACACAGCTAGCTATACAGTTGGCGCAGTTAACGCAGCTACATCGGCAGCCACAGTTCAACCACAAGGTCCTAAATTAGACTTTTTTACTATCGCTTTAGCTAATGTGGCTACTAGCGGCGCAGTATTAAAGGGAGCTATGGATGCAATTCAGCAATTAGCTACTGTATACATCTATGAAGTTACAGACGCCTCTACTGACACTCTAGCAATTGCAGTATACCCAACAGGTGCTTGGACAACAGGTACATTGGATACTGCAACAGGCGGGACAACATCTAACGGTGCAACTTTCACAAACTAATCTTTAGTTTACTTAAAAAACCCGAGTCTCTCGGGTTTTTTTGTGGCTATAACTTAATATTCTAATTCACCTATTTTCAATAAATACAGCATGACTACTAAAATTAGATGCCACACATTATTTGATATTACAAATACTGGTGTATTAAATAGAAAACCACCATCTAACTTAGATGAGAATGCTTTGAAGCGATGGAATAATGATAGAAACCGTCAATGTAATTTTGACACAGTACTGCAAGTTATATCATTGCGCTCACAACCTGAAGACATAACAGTACCTGAAAAACAAGATATTACATTTACAGAGTTTCAGCATTTTGGATTTTTGTTTGATTCTACTGAAGATAAACCTGTACCTAAATGGGCATTTAATTTCACTGTAAATTACTATAGTGTATTTGACGATGGGATAACAGAATTAGGAGCATTGTACACTGACTGTGATAGCGTACCAATGCTTACTAAATTGAATGAGTGGGACAAGTTACCTAATTTCTTAGATATAAGTCCTGAGCTTAAAAATATATACTTTGAGGTGTTACATGATTGATGAAAATAAGCTGTTCACAGCACTAACTAACATTATTAGTTCTCCTAGAACAACAAAACTACTCAAGTCATTGATACTGCCCAATGGTAATGGGGAATATTTGTTGTTTGGTATATATGTGATACTTAAAGAAAGAGATTGTTATAGCGTACATATAGGAAATGAACAGATTAACACTTTCAGCGACTTAAAGACGGCAGTAACATGGGCTACTATGGATCATAGAAATCTTATAATGGAATCTAATAAAGTCAGTATGCTTGATAAGCAAATAAATAGTTCTGAATTCAATATAGAGTTATACAAAAAAATGTACAAAAAATCCAAAGATGTAGATATGAAAGCTATCTACTTGAATAAGTTACAGACCAACACTATAAAGAAAAAAGAATTAACATGTGAATTGGACCTTCATATAAGAAAAATGCAAAAGTGGCAGCAGAGCAAATTTGCCGAGCAAACCACAAAATAATTCAAAACTGATAAATACAATATTAGTACTCTGGGAAAACACTATGAAACTTACAGAATTTAACATGAAACCAAGTTTAATGGCTAAGCAAGCCTTAAAAGAACAATTTAACCAAACATTCAGTGTGGATAAGTTAGGACCTTTTGAGACTAAGCGTATGCTAAACAAGGTACGAGGCTTGATTAACGAGACCAAATCCAATAAAAGCGGAGTTGGTACAGAAAAGAATTCAGCGTATCTTAAATTGATATTCATGGAACAAGCATTAACTCATCACTACGGTGAACTTAAAGCAATGCCTATGTACAATCAACGCATCGTTGTAGAAAACGAAGAAGTTGAGAAGTCACAGGTTGTTTTAGCCGCACAAGAAATGGTCGATGCAATGCAAAAAATGATTGAGCAAGTATCTGACATGCTAGTCAAAGAACTACCTGCAGTTGTTGACGGTGTCAACAGCGAGTTTGGTACAAGCGAAGGTGAGCAATTTAACAGCCAAGTATCCGAAGCATTGAGCGCATTACAACAATCACTAACACAATCTAAAACAGGATTGCAAGGTGCACTAGGTTCTATCACTGGTCAAGGTGGTGGTTTCGGTGGTGGAGAAATGGGTGGTGACATGGGTGCTGACATGGGTGGTGACATGGGTGGTGACATGGGTGCTGATATGGGCGGGCAAGACATGTCAGGTGACGACCTTGAAGTCGGTGGTGATATGGGAGCAGATGCTGGTCCTGAATTACCAGAAGAGCCTGAAGAAGAACCAGAATCTCCAGTCGGCAGAGCTAAACGCTAAAATGAGAATATACGAATTCGCGGATAATGATCCGTTGCGTGTTAAGTTGACGGCAGTTACTAGTCAACTTAAAAGCCTATTTCAAGGTTCGCAACAACCATTATCAACAGACGAATTCTTAAGAATGTTAAAAGATCAGGGTGTTGCACTAGGCAAATCTGATCTTTTTGATATCGTAAAAAAAGAGCCACTTAAAAATATCATAGCTGATATTAACGATGACACAGTTACATTTAAGGGCGATGAACAAATTGGACCAGATCCGAGCCCGGACGAAAACGAAAAAATTCGTAAACAAATGGCAAACAAAGCATTAAATTGACCTTTTAGATTGTATTACATGTAAAAGTGTAGTACAATTACCATATGTACATACCAAATAAATATAACTACGTTCCCATGAGTAGAGTGGAAGTAGACGGCAAACGCCGCTATGCTACTCCGGATGGTGAAAAACTACCCAGTGTTACTACTGTATTAGAAGCTACTAAAAGTGAAGAAAGTAAAAAAGCTTTGCAAGAGTGGCGTAACCGAGTAGGACATCAAAAAGCACAAGAGATTACAACTGAAGCCGCAGGCCGTGGAACACGAATGCACAAATGGCTTGAGAATTATATTAAGACAGGAGCAACAGGTGAGCCCGGAAGCAATCCGTATAGCTTGCAAAGCCATATTATGGCGCAAACTATCATTAATCAAGGTCTTGTTAACTGCAGTGAATGGTGGGGTACAGAAGTGCCGCTCTACTTTCCGAAGATTTATGCAGGGACGACAGACTTAGTAGGTATACATGATGGCAATGAAGCTATCATGGATCATAAACAAACTAATAAACCTAAAAAGCGTGAGTGGATCGAAGACTACTTTGTTCAATTAGCAGCCTATGCTAACGCACATAATGAAGTACACGGTACAAAGATACGTAAAGGTGTCATTTTCATGTGTTCTGCTGACAATATCTATCAGGAGTTTATCTTAGAAGGCTCTGAGTTCGACAAATATTCTACTGTCTGGTTTGAACGTTTAGACAAATACTATTCACAGTTCCTATAATAGTTGATAAATAGTATAATCATATAAAGATTATACTATGGCTATCGTACAAATCTCCAAAATTCAACACCGTACAGGTGCAAACGTTGACTTACCCCAATTAGATATCGGGGAGATCGGTTTTGCAACTGATGACAGGCGTATATATATAGGTAACGATCCTGTAATACATCCTGCCGCTAATTCAAGTACTACTACACAAACAGAAATTCTCACTGAGGTTAGTAATTTAAGTTTCGGAAAAATTACAGGTACTGGTAACGGCAATATTAATTTATCAAACGTTGTTCCCGGGCAGTTAGTTGTTGCTAAAAACATCGCAAACTCTACTAACTTAGAGTGGGTTAATGCAGGTGGAAACGCTAAACAGCCTGGTAATACTAGTCAATATAATAATGTCAATGTTCACTTAGGTCATGCTGACTACGTTAAGTTAGGCGGCGGTACTAACGGTTATATATTACAAACAGACGGTACAGGTAACTTAACTTGGGCAGCATTCTTAACTGGCAACGTTGTTTCTGGAACACCAGGTGGTGCTAACAGTCAAATTCAATACAATCAAGGTGGTACTACCTTTGGTGGTAGTTCCGGCTTTGTATACAATGAAGTTACCGGCGAACTTACTAACGCCGGTAATATTAATGTTACATCAGGTAATATATACGGTAATTTGATAGGTCCACATAACGGTACAGTGGGTGCAGGTACACCTAACACAGGTGCATTCACTAGTATTATTGTAGCTAATAATGCAACTATTACAGGAAACATTACTGGTGGCAACGCTAATATTTCAGGTAGAATAGCAGTAACAGGTAATGCTAACGTCGGTAATTTATTCAGTACTGGTTTAGCAAACGTAGGTAATCTTAGAGTTACAAGTCGTGTACAATCTAACCTAGTCCCTTCATCTGATGAAACTTTTGACTTGGGTTCTAGTTCACTTAAGTGGAGAGATTTGTATCTAAGTGGAACTACAATCAACTTAGGAACACAAAATATTTCATCTAACACTAATGGTGTTAGTATAACAGGTAACTTGTATCTTTCAACCAACACTATCAATGTTGCATCAGTAACTGCAAATACAGTAAGCGGTACATTAACTACAGCCGCACAGCCTAACATTACTAGTATTGGTAATCTAAGCACATTAGCTGTAGATGGTATTAGTTATTTAGGTAATGCAGCCAATGTTAGAATTTCAGGTGGTGTTAATGGTTATGTGTTAACTACTAATGGATTAGGTGGACTATCATGGGAGCCGGCATTAGCTACTTCTACACCACCGGGCGGTTCAAACACATTCATTCAATTCAACAATAATGGGTCATTCGGTGGCGACGCCGCATTAACATATGATCCTATAAATTTCTTAGCAACCGTACCAAATATAACTGTTAATGGTATACTACAGACAGCTAGCGTTTCTAACGTTAAGATACCCGGCGGTACTAGTGGTCAATTCTTAAGAACAAATGGTGCAGGTACTTTAACATGGGCTACACCTGGTGGTGGTGGTGGCACACCCGGCGGTGCTAATAGCGAAATTCAATTTAATGATGCTGGTGCATTTGGTGCAAGTTCAGCCTTCACTTTCAATAGTGGTTCAAATACATTAACAGTAGCTAACATAGCAGGTACTATTACAACAGCCGCACAGCCTAATATTACTAGTGTGGGTAACTTAACAAGTTTAATTGTCACTGGTAATATCACTGCAGGTAATTTAAGTGGTGCAAATGCAGTTGTTGCTAACTTCTTTGTTGGTAGTGGTGCTAATCTAACTAATATCAATGGCGCTAATGTAGGACAAGTTGCAAATGCAAACTTTGCGTCATATGCAGGCTCTGCTAATTCTGCATTAGTTGCAAATACAGTTAATGATAATGCTCAACCTAATATAACTAGTTTAGGTACATTATCTAACTTAACTGTATCAGGTATTACCACACTGGGTAATGTAGGTAATGTTAATATTACGGGTGGAGCAAATGGTCAATTCTTAAGAACAGATGGAACCGGCAATTTAACTTGGGTATCGGCTCAATCTCCTGACTCTAACGCAAATTCTGTACAGTTTAATGTAAGTGGTGCATTTACTGGTAGTGCAGACTTTACATTTAACAATTCTACAAACACATTAGCAGTAACCTTAATGACTGGTACGCTAACAACTAATGCACAACCTAATATCACTAGTGTAGGTAACTTAACAAACTTGACAGTAACTGGTAATATTACTGGTGGTAATGCTAACTTAGGTAATGCAGTTATTGCTAACTTCTTTATCGGTAGCGGTGCTAATTTAATAAACTTGCCTGCAGGTAACATATTAGGTGCAGTATCTAACGCTGATATTGCAAATACTGTTTCAGTAAATGCACAGCCTAACATTACTAGTCTTGGTAATCTAACAGTGTTAGAAGTAACCGGTAATGCTAATATCGGTAACATCGAAACAGTTAATATTGTAACTGCAAATTACTTGTATGGTGATGGTAGCAACATAACCGGTATTGATGGAAATGCTATTAGCGGTGACGTAGCAAACGCAAACTATTCTGCGTATGCTGGATATGTTACAGGAGCACAACAAAGTAATATTACTAGTGTAGGTAACTTAACTTCATTACGTATATCAGGCACAAATAGTATAAATTCAACTGATGCTTTGATATTAGATGGTTCAGTGACCAATATGTATATATCGACTGATCCTACTGGATTCAGTATACTTGATAAGCCTGCACATTCAGGTTCAGGTATATTAGTATTTGATGCATTAGTAGGGATAGTACCATTACAAGCTGCAGGCTTTGGAGCTCCCCAGTTAGCAAATACTGCTAACACGGATGCAATAGTATTAGCAAAGAATGATTCAACAGCACCTAACTCACATTCGTTTATTCCAGTAAGCGACTTTACTACTAACTTGGGTGATAGTGAGGATGAAGCATTAGGTAGTTCATTCTTTAGAAATGCATACTTAGCTAGTGTTGTGATTAAAGATACATCTGATGCAAATACTTCTAACTGGCCAACAGCACCTAACTGGCAACTATTAGGTGGGGCAGATGGATTGTATATTACAGATGGCTTCGGTGTCTATAAAATAACAGTTGGAGTTGATGTAGCCGGTAATGTAGGCGTTCCGGTACCAATTGCTAGGTAATTAGATAAATATATAATACACTCTCAATTCGGGGAGTTTATGCGGTCCCCCCGCGTAGTGGATAGAACCCACAATATTCAAGGAGAAAACAAATGGCAAGACCACTTAAAATAGCAAAAGACTCAACAATCGATATCGGATTCCCAAATGACGGTACAACAGATAACGGATTTAACGGTAACGGAATAGGAGTAGTTGGTGGAAATAACGTAAGTCTTAACGTAGTAGTACGTGTAAAGATTGGCGCAAACGCAGAAGCAGACGGGTATATCTTACGTCAAAAAGCAAAACGTAAGTACTTAGTCACTGACGGTGTAAATACCGGTGTATGTACATTGGCTGATGTTGCTGATGATAGTTTAGCAGATGATGACATGACAATCACTGCAACTGATAATAACGGAGACCCAATTCGTTTTTCTACTATGACAAACAAATGGGCATTAGACTTTTCAGATACTAAGTATTTGTTGTCATTCTTTACTACAGCGGCTGCTGGTACTACTCCTGGTACTGATTATGAAAAAGTATCAGTTGAAAACAACGATTAATATCAACATAATAAAAAAAAGCGACTTAGGTCGCTTTTTTTATTATCTTCTGTATCTTTTCTTGAACCACTTCAAAGTTTACTGTGTTGAATAAACCAGGATGTAGTGGTTTAGGATATCTTCTATAATCTACCCAAGCATAACCTACATGTTCTTCATTTAATATAGGAATGAATTCATTCTCAATGATACAAAAGAATGTATGATAAGTGAATGTGTTATTCACAAATTTCTGTATAGGTATTAGTTTTGCATGTTCTGGAAAGAAGTTAATTTCTTCACTGCACTCACGTTCAACACCTTCTATTAGTGTTTCACCTTCTTCAAGCTTTCCACCGGGCAGTCCCCAATTACCAATGTTCTTTTCATCGCTTCTTAATAAGAATAGCAATCGTTTAGTTTGGGAACAATAGAAGAATACGCCCGCTGAAATATTTTTGTGCATATAGTAATTTATCTGTTTAAATCACTATGCTAAAATCTCCTGGAGCATACCATCCTTCATACGCTTTCATCCATGACATACCATCAAAACGATATTGTACACCAGTGGTTAAGTTAGTAACAAATTGAATATCGCTAATTATCGTAGAATTAAAACTTACTATCCAATTAGTACCATCAAACTCAATAATGTCATTTGCATGTGCAACTAAGTTACCCCATGCGTTTGATGTTTCAATATTGTTATCACTACCGATATCTTCAACAATCAAATAACGCTGACCAATTACAGGTTCAGGTAATCCATTTTCTTCACTAGGAGTGCTAGGTCCTTTTTGCAATGGATTTATAACGCTATCAACTGCATCCATAGTGTTGGCCGGTAAGGTATCAGTATCAATGTTATATATTAATAATCTATCATCTGTTGGGTTAAATGCTATAGTACCTACAATATCAGTATCCATATATGGGTTTTGTAACCATATCTGACTGATACCCGGTCTAACAGTACCGTATACATTTAAAAAGCTTTCCCATATAACCTCACTATTAGGACCTGCAGGTGTATCTAATGTATTGTTGCCAGGTGTAAATGCTGCACCATCTGGTAATACTTGTAGTGTATTACCTAATAGTAATATTTTATATCCATATGGAGTTATCTTTTGACGAGTACCTAATAGTAATTCATCGTCTTGCATATCTGACAGTGCATTACCCTTAAAGATACTAGCAATAATCTTGTAGATGATATTCATCTTAGTAATCTTAGCCGCACTACTAATCCATATAGGCATGTAGAATTTCCAAGTCATCACATCAACAGGATTGCCGCTACCTTGTGGAATAACACGACTACTAAATGTTAATCCATCTTGATATACAACACTTAAACTAGTCCAATCAATAAAGTTATCAGTGCTTTGTATTTCCATGCTTGGATTAAACAATACACCTAATTGCTCAATTAATTCTAATTTCTGATTATAGTTCGTAGTCCAAAAGTCTACGGTAATTCTTAACGTATAGGGTACAGGCATGATACGTTCAACACTAAATGCTTGACCTTGTGTTGTTTCATATTGACCTGTTTGCTGATTGAATGTCTTTTGACGAACATCAAGTTGTTCAATAAAATAAGGATCTTGTGTTCTACGTTGGTCGTATTCAAGTCCGGTAATATAGTAAGTAATCAGTGGTGCGCTAGGCAAACTGCTAGGACTGTTTTCAGCTATTTGAGTAGCTGCCATACGACTTTGATCACCGTACATGATTGGCACACGTACTTGAATGTCATTGCCTGCAGGGTCTTTCCCTTTAGTAACTTGCCAGTTACTAAAGATTCTTGCGAATTGAACCAGAAACCTGCGGATCTGATTATCATAAAAGTAAGAAGCCAAAATTAAGTCCCTTGTATAAATAATAGTGTAACTCGCGGTTTCGGACACCCAGTTACTCTAAAGCTATCAAGGAGCATCAGCATGACTATTTATCTTTATAAAAAGACCCATCGTATTACTGGATTACAGTACTTAGGTAAAACTACATCAAACGACCCTCACTCATATACCGGATCTGGTAAATATTGGAAATCACATCTAAAAAAACATGGATCTGATTATGATACTGAAATTTTAAGAGAATGTGCAACTAATGATGAAGTTAAACAATGGGGAGAATATTACAGTATATTATGGAATGTAGTTAGCAGTAATGATTGGGCTAATTTAAAGACAGAATCAGGTGATGGCGGTGATCCAGGACCAATAGGTCGTAGCAAAATTTCAAAGGCCCAAACAGGAAGAAAGCATACTTTTGAAGAAAATGTGAATAAAAGTAAAAGACAAACCGGGATAAAACGTTCTCAGGAATATCTTGCAAAAAAGATAGGTAAAAAATATAAAAAACCTAAAATACGAAGCAGTCCTAATAAAAATAAAGGTCGTCCACTTCCGCAAGAATGGATTGATAAAAGTGCAAAAACTCGCACAGGTATGAAATACAAAATAGTAGAGTGCCCTCATTGTCTAAAACAAGGCGGTTCTTGTACAATGCCAAGATGGCACTTTGATAATTGTAAACTTAAAAAAGCTTAATCTGTTTGAATTCTAAGTATAGACGACAATGCTTGTCTCTCAGGTATTGTCGTACCGTTAGTCAATACAGTTACATTGCTATTGTTAATGAATGTACTTAGCTGTGATTTATCATCGCTAGTAAATCCTAGTCCAGTTCTTACATTCTCACTTATCTTGATCCACAATACACCATCCCAACGGAATAATTGTTGCGGTAAATAATCAGTACGTAAGAAGTAATCACCTATCTCGGCTGTAGCTGGGAAGTTAGTTCCCGCTGCAACTGGTTCACCATTAGGAGCTGTGCCATCACCTGTCAAGTATCCATCAATATAACCAAAGCTTCTTGGGCTTTGACGTTTAATATATCTGAATCTAGGATCAGTATCAGCACGATAGTCAATGATGCCAGGTATAATCTCACTGTTAAATCCGGGCGCTACTGGATCTTGGTCACTGGTAATATATGTATTATCTGATGTACCATATGGGCCAGTGATTTCTCCCATAGATTTAACAGTTAATACTGTTGTACCCTCAAGTGCTCCACTACCACTATCAGTTACTTCAGGTGGTATCTCAGCAATCTGTAAACTTGCTTGAATGAATGCACGTAATGCAGATGTATCATCAGCAGTTAAGTCCCACAAACTCTTTAATGCGGCTGCACTAATCTTTAGTACAGGACTAGGGTTTCCGTACAATGAGCTAGTTACAAATGTAACAGTGCCTTGAACTGTAGGAGCTTCTTTAGTTATAACAACATTGACTGGGGGTGCCGGTGCATTGTTATCATATGTAGGTACAACATATAATTGACTTCTATCGTAACCTGATTTTGGAACTATTCTCATAGCTTCTGCAATAACAGCATCATTGATTTCAATGTTCTTATTGTACCTACCAATAATATCTTGTAGTGTGCTAGCCGTATCGACCTCCCAATATTCTGTATCAGTACATGGTACGCCAACTGGTGCTGGCCCGGGCGCTATTACTGTATAAGTTGTGCCACCATATGTTACTGTATATCCAACTGGATACTCTTTTGTATTATCCCAATCACCTAAGTAATTATCCTTATTAATTGGTTGATTCATAATATCTGCATATTCTTGTGAATCTACTAATGGTTCGCATTTGATACGCCATAAGTGCGGATACCATGTAGGACTAAACCCTTCACTAGCATAATTACCATCAGTAACTTGATAATATCTTCTTAATCCAACTGGTATAGTTTCATTTAATGGATGATAATCAGTTAGGTGCGGTAATTCTAATACGTCACCAACTATTAACTTTCTACCTATAATATTCATCATATCATTATAATGAACCGTGATAAAGATAATATCGTTGTTTAAGAATAATCCAAACTGACTCAAATCAAAATCTAGATTCTGCACATTATAATGTCCACGTATTCTATAAATATCCGGATCATATTTTCTGTCACGATTTTCTAAGAATAGTAAGTCCTGAATATCTGTTACGTTTGGTGTAGTATATTGCGGTTGAGTAAGATCATTGCTTGGTCCATTATTCTTAATCCCAATATATTTGTGAACAAACAAGTCGGTAGCGCCGATAGTAAACATTTCGGATATTGTTTTATCCAAAAACTTAAAATCGTTTGATTTTTGTGGTCTATAAAGTGAGAGTTTTGGCATCGTTTAATCCAATTGTGTAGTATTTATCGTGTTGTAAGGTGAAAAAATTCTTGCATTTAATTGGAATCTAGTGTACAATACTAAGTATTATCAACTAGGAGAGCGCATGGCTACACGTAAAGGCAAACATACAGAAGACCACTTTGTCAAGGCATTGAACCCAAGAGATGCAGATACAAAATATTTAGGTGACGAACCCTTCTTCCCATTGCAACCCGATGAGGATAAACGAAATGTTACACTAGCCCGAAGCTTCAATTGGTATAACCGTTTCTATACTAAAAAAGATGCTAAGGAACTACTAAGTCAATACTTAGATTATAACAACCGCACAGAAGATGCTAAAAAGATGCGTAAGGTTCATGAAAGTGAATTCCTAATGACATTCTGCTGGTTGGCACGTATGAATCTTAGAGGGTTAGAACTGTCAGAACATGAGGAAGCTACATTACAGAACGAGATTTCCCGAGTATTAAAGTGTTTAGTTAAACCCGAAATACCTAAAGAAAAAGAAGAATCAGCTACACGTCCGAATATTCAGGACATTCTGAAAGATAAAGCACGTGATGCGGCAGGCGAACTTGAAGGTATGTTTGATGATTTTATTACAGCAGGCGCACCCACAAAACATTCATTTAAGCCTATGGATGAAGTAGCAAAAAAGAACGTAATGCCACAACATATCAGTTTGTTAGCTGATGTATGGAAAAAGAAACAAAACGAGTTTGATGAGGTTGCAAAGGGCAAGGATGCACAACTTGTTCAGGGTTACCAGCATTTGACAAAAACTCAAATTAAGAATATACTTAAGTTTATCGAACAAGTTCTGGGAGACCTGAACAGTTACGTTAGTGTTAAGAAAGCGGCAAAAGCCCCACGTGCCCGAAAAGCTGTTCCTGTAGAGAAACAGGTAGCAAAATTGAAGTACTTGAAAGTATTTAAAGATACAGCAAGTAAGTTAGATTTGGCAAGCGTACATCCCACAAAACTTCATGGTGCAAGTGAAGCTTGGGTATATGATACAGCAAAACGCAAGTTACATCATTATGTTGCAGATGATTACAGCAAAACATTTACTGTCAAAGGTAATACGTTGTTAGGATTTGATACTGCACAAAGTGAAATAAAAACATTACGTAAACCAACAGAGCAGATTAAAGAAATTATGGGTAGCAAGCCAGCCGCTCGTAAGTACTTTAAAGATATTAAAGCAGTCAGTACTACACCTAATGGCCGCTTTAATGAAGGTATGATTATTTTGAAAGCATTTTGATGAATGATATTCAAGAACGTATGACTGAGTTAGTCAAGCCGATTGACCAGCAAATTATGATGTGCGATGATAGGCGTGACTTGCTTATGCTTAATTGCGCTATGTTACAGCGTGTCAAAGAAGTATTTGACATGCTTGTAGGGGAAGAAGGTAGAAAAAACATGTTTAAGGACCTAGTATAATGGAAGTGAAAGAATTTACAGTTAAAGATAACGAAGCTTTTAGATTGCGTGTGAAGCAATGGAGAGCTATTAATCCTAATGATCTCTATGCAGTTGAGTTTATTCAGGAAACAAAAGATAAAAAAGGTGATGTTGACATGAGTTCAACTTACAGTTTTTATATGAGTGAGAGTGAGTTAGAATCACTTGCTAAGGGTTTGTACGGATTGATTGGAAAGTAATGTCACAAAACATTGATTTAAACAAATACAAAGATTTTGTACAAGCTGTTACTAGTGATGCTAGTAATGATACAGAGACACTTATAGCCAGACTAAGAGAGTTGAAGCAACACTCTAACATTAATCCTGCATTGCTTATGACAGCAAGCACAGGGTTAGCCAGTGAAGGTGGAGAGTTTAGCGAGATTGTTAAGAAGATGATGTTCCAGGGTAAACCTTTTACTGAAGAAAATCGTTTTCACATGAAGCGTGAGTTGGGAGATATCATTTGGTATTGGACTAATGCTTGCCGAGCATTGGATTACACAAGAGGGTATTGAGTTTTTGAGAGATCAATTGATTGGAAAATCAGTTCCTAAACAACATGTGGGTATTGCAAACCCACATGGCAGTACTGGTAGAGAAATTGAACGAATGGTTCTTGAATTTTTTGATCCAGTTTGCCGTAATGGTGAAACTAAAAAGGGTCCTGATGTATTAGAATATGGGCTAGATATCAAGTCCCATAACGCTACATCTATTGCAGATAATGCGACTACAATTGGGCATTCTAAATGGTATGATTTAGTAAATAAATCTTATAGACAGTCAGATGTTTATAAAAAAATGCAAGGTCATATTGATGTATGGTATGACAATAATTTGTGTGCTATTACTGATGTAAATGTCTACTATTTTGACTATGACCACATTCAGGAAGATTTAGAAAAGTCTTACGATGAACTGCAATCAATCGTTTCAGAACGAGGTATGATGGCATTGTTTAAGGGTGAACTGTTGGATTATGATGAAATCTATAAAGCTGATTTTACTATTAGTGCAGGACCTGAATCATTGTTCTTGTTAGATGTGCGTGATTCAGGAGTTAACTTTAGAATCTCACATAAGAACATGAAACACCTTGCTACTAGGGCAAAATCAGCAGACGCATTTTCTAGTAACTTTACATTTCTTTGATTGATAATCTCCAGATAAATACATTATCTGGAGATTATTATGGCAGGTGCTACATTAGACCAATTAAAAGAAGACTTATTTAGAAATTTACGACTACGTTTAGGTGACGGAATAGTTGACCTTGAGATTGGACCCGAACACTTTGAATCAGCATATAGATATGCTATTAGTATCTATCGTCAAAGGGCACAGAATTCTACTGAAGAATCTTATACATTATTGACGTTAGAAAAGAATGTAGATGTTTACACTTTGCCTAGCGAATTCATTAACGTAAGACAGTTATTTCGTAGAAGTATCGGGATGGAGACTGGTCCTGGTGCATCAGCATTTGATCCATTCTCAAGTGCTATTTTGAACACATACTTGCTTAACTATAATTATGCAGGTGGTCTAGCTACATATGACATGTATGCAGGATATGTTGAACTAGCCGCACGTATGTTCGGTGGATATGTAATATTCACATTTAATCCAGTAACTAAAGAATTACGTATTGTACGTGATGTAAAAGGTAGCGGAGAGCATGTATTGATTTGGGCAGACATTCAGAAGCCTGAAGCAGTATTGCTACAGGATCCGGGTGCAGGTGTTTGGATTAGCGACTGGATCTTAGCTATCCTTAAGGGCATCATCGGTGAAGCACGTGAGAAGTTTGCTAGCATTGCAGGACCAGGTGGCGGTACAAGTTTGAACGGTGCAGCCATGAAAGCAGAATCCAAAGAGATGCAAGCACAGTTACTAGAAGACTTAAAGCGTTATGTAGATTATAGTCAACCATTGACTTGGGTACAAGGCTAAATGAGAGCTATTGAATTTTTACAAGAGAGCTTAACTCCGCCTAATAAGTTTTTATCTAAAGCAGAAAAATTAAAAGCCGGCAATAAAGTTTTCTATAAAGGCAAATTAGTAGGTATTGCCACCGGTGAAATTAATGGTGATAGAGTTATTTTTAAACCTTTTGCATCTTACGGTAACTCTGGCAATTTTGCTAGTTTACCTATTGACCAAATAAGCTTACGAGAAGGTAAACATGTTCAAGGTGTGGCGGAGGGCAATTTTGATTCCTTCAAATTTGGTAAGCCGATTACTTTTACAGCCTACCATTCTTCTGATTCAGAAATAAAAAAAATTCTCCCAACAGACGAATTTTATTTCAGTGATGATAGATACACATGGGAAGGAAACTATCTTTACAAAATAAAGATAACTTTGAAAAATCCTTATGTCGTGCTGGATCAGAAAGCAGGGTACGAAGGTCATGCTACAGACTCTCTTCCAAAGATAAAGGCAGCTGGGTATGACGGGGTTATATATACCCCGCATTCTGTTGATTATGGGTTTAGACAAGGCGTTTGTTTTTACCCACAACAGCAAATATCTAACATCAAGTTAGTTAACTCTGATAGTGGTAAATAATATAATTAAAGATAACCTAAACTCTTTACTTTACCGCTCTCCTGTAGTACAATATGTATTACAGGAGTTACCATATGATTATTGGAGTTACAGGATTGATTGGGTCAGGTAAAGATACAATTGCTGACTATCTTTGCACATTTCACGGATTCAAACGTGTTAGTTTTGCGGCCTCATTGAAAGACGCAGTAGCCGCAGTATTTGGTTGGAATAGAGATTTACTAGAGGGTTCAACTAAGTCTAGTAGAGAATGGCGTGAAAAACGTGATGACTGGTGGAGTGACCGATTAGGTATGGAAATTACACCTAGATGGGTACTACAATATTGGGGAACAGAAGTTTGTCGTAATGGATTTCATAAAGATATCTGGGTTGCTAGTGTAGAGAACAAACTACGTCAGACAGACGAAAATATTGTTATTACTGATTGCAGATTTGCAAATGAAGTTAATTCAATTAAAAGTGTAGGTGGTGTGACTATGAGAGTTAATCGTGGGTCACGTCCAGTATGGTATAGTGCCGCAGTTGATTACAACAATGAATCTGAAAGTAGCGAACAATATCAAAAAGCCAAGTTAATACTAGAAGGGCACAATGTTCATGCAAGTGAGTACAGTAGTGTAGGATTGTTGTACGACTACTATATTGACAACAACGGAAGTATTGATTCATTACACGGGCAAGTAAACTCAGTAGTCAACTTCTAAGTCACCCCTACGCCAAGTAACTTCTTTACGTTTGACAACTTCTACACAGTTAAGACAGATACTACGTAAGTTTATTAGTTCGTTATTATCTAAGTTACCGTCAATGTAGAAGACGGTAAGCTGACTAGTAAACAATCCCTTAAAGCCGCATAAATCACATGCGGCTTTTTTCTTGTATCCTGCTTTTTGCCAGCTGGGTACTCTAGCTTTTTTCTTATTATTCTTACGACCACACTCATCACATTTAGACCGATAGTGTATTATGTCATTACGTTTGTAATTAATAGCGCAAAAGTTCTTATTGCATTGCTTACATATAGGTCTCATAGTGATATTTATGATAGGAACCTTCGAAGGCACCATTTTCGGCAGTTTTTACGTCCTTCTGATAAATATTAGTACGTTAGGGCGTTAACCCTCAAAATCATAACACAAAAGGAAAACAACATGGCACTAGTATCACCAGGCGTACAAGTTACGATCATTGACGAAAGTCAATACGTTCCATCAGCCTCAAATTCAGTCCCTTTAATTATCTTAGCTACCGCACAGAATAAAACAAATGCAGCCGGTACTGGGGTAGCAGCGGCAACTACAAAAGCTAACGCTAATAAATTATATCAAGTAACAAGTCAACGTGACTTAGTAAACTTATACGGAAATCCATTTTTCTATAAGACAAGTACAAATGTACCTATTCAAGGGTATGAGTTAAATGAATATGGTCTACTAGCCGCTTACTCATTATTGGGTACAACAAATCGTTGCTTTGTACTACGTGCAGACGTAGACTTAGCAAGTTTAACAGGATCTATTTCCCGTCCATTGGGTGACCCAGCTGATGGCACTTATTGGTTAGATACTACATCAAGTGATTGGGGAATTTACGAATGGAACAGTACAACACAGAAATTTGTAGAGAAGACTCCGTTAGTAATTACTGACAGTACAGATTTGACTGGCGACTATCCAAAAGTTAGTTTAGGTAATGTTGGTAGTTACGCAGTTATTGCATCCCAACCAACAACAGGTCCTACAAGTAATTCTACTTATTTTTATAAAAACTTGGATAATGTCTGGGTTCAATTGGGTGGTGTTGACTGGAAGAAGAGTGTCCCTACTGCGATCGGTGCAACTTACAATCCTACAGTAACAGTGGGTGACAAGTTTGAAATTATTACTTCTAATTTTACATTAGAAATTACAGTACCTAACAGTCCTAATAACGATATTGATGGTGTAGTATCTGCTATCAATGATTATGGAATCGATGAAGTATTTGCGGAAAATGTAGGTAACAAGTTATACATATATTCTGCACAAGTAAGTGCTAATTCTTATGTTACTGTAAACAATCTAACAGGAACTCCTTTAGAAGATTTAGGGTTAGTAGATGGTAAAACGTATTACCAATCACTTACTACATATGGCACATCTGCTCAGATGCCATTATGGGGTAGCTCACAATCTCAACCTAGAATATCAGGTTCAGTATGGATTAAGACAAGTGTTACAGGCAGTGGTGCAAATCTATTACTTTCTAAGTACAATAGTATACTAGATCAGTATATTGTACAAAATTGCAATATGTATTCTTCTGATTGGGCAGCTACATATGCGTTAGACAGTACAGGAGGAAAAGCTATTCCAGCTGGTTCTACTTATGGTCAATATGGTTATATGAATAGTTGGACCAGTGCTCCTGTTATTCTTAAAGAAAGACTGGCAACAGGTGCTACAGTAGCGACTGGTACAGACACAAGCCCAACATTTACTAACAATGCATGTATTAATGTACAAGTTAGTGTACCGGGTAGTAGCAGTTTGTCGAGTGTCTACACAGTGCAAATGCCATCAAGTGGTACAGTTGATGCAGTAGATTTTGTTACTGCATGGCAAGCTGCTGGTATACCAAATACTACAGCAATTGTTACGAATGAAGGTTCAATTCAACTTTCACACACTCAAGGTGGTCAGATTATCATTGATGACTATGTTAATAATTTTGGTGTTGTGCAAGGTACTAGCAATGGAACTATTTCTGATTCAGGTTTAGATGGTGCAATTAATGCAGGATTTGGTCCTTTCAGTGTGTTTACAGCAGTAGGCGAAACAACAGGCGGTACCGGACAAGCTGAACCAGCTGGTCCAGCAACGTTTACTATTACTGCAGCTGGTCTTAGTTATACTGCAAATGCTACTCCAGTAAATGCCGGTGAAAACTATTCAGTAGGTGACGTATTGACTATTACAGGTACTCAACTAGGCGGTGATGCTCCTGCTAACAATTGCTCTTTGATAGTAACTGCAGTTGATACACTATCTGGTGCTATTATTAGTGCTAGCGTATTGCAAACAAGTGTTGCTAAAGCTAGATATACTACTCAAATAAGTAACTGGATAAGTTTAGATTATACAGCTAATGAAGGTGCTCCTGCATCTAATCCACTCAACAACACTAACTGGTTCTATTCAGTAGCTGATGAAGTTGATATTATGGTTAACCAATCAGGTACTTGGAAAGGTTACAGAAATGTAAACTTCAATAGCGATGGTTTCCCGTCAGCAACTGGTTCACCTGCAACTGATCCCGATGGTCCAATCTGTGCCGCAGTTGCTCCAACTGAACAAAGTGACGGTACTGCGTTGGTATATGGTGATCTATGGATTAGCACAAGTGCTGCTGACCTAGAAAACTATCCAGTATTAAGTCGTTGGCAATCAGTTGACGGTGTAGATCAATGGGTGTTAGTTGATACTACTGACCAAGTAAGTAGTGAAGGTGTATTGTTTGCTGATGCACGTTGGGCTAGTTCTGGCGCAGTTGATCCAGTTAACGATCCGATCCCAACAATCGTTTCTATGCTAACAAGCAACTTTACAGATTTAGATTGTCCAGACCCTGATTTGTACCCAACAGGTATGTTGTTATTCAACACACGCCGTAGTGGCTACAATGTAAAACAGTTTAGAACAAACTATTTCACTGCAAACAACTATCCAAGTGGTTCATTACCGAGTCAATCATATACATGGGTATCCGCAAGTGGTCTAAACACTAACGGTTCACCATATATGGGTCGTAAAGCTCAACGTAACATAGTTGTACAAGCATTGCGTTCAGCAGTATCTACAAATATGTCAATTCGTGAAGAGGACACATATTTCAACTTAATGGCTGCTCCTAACTATGTTGAATTACAGCCTGACATGGTTACATTGAACAATGAGAGAAACAATACAGCGTATATCGTTGGTGACACTCCATTGCGTTTAGCAGACCAAGCAACTGATATTCAGAATTGGGCTACAAATGCAGCCGGTGCAAGCTCATCAGGTGAAGATGGTTGGGTTACACGCAACGAATACTTAGGTGTATTCTATCCAAGTGGTATCACAACAGATACAACTGGTGCACAAGTTGTTGTTCCTGCAAGTCATATGATGTTACGTACATTCTTACGAAACGATGCTGTAGCTTATCCTTGGTTAGCGGCAGCAGGTACACGTCGTGGTACTATTGACAACGCATTGAATATTGGTTACTTAGATGCAACTACTGGTGAATTCCAAGTTATCAAGAATCGTCAAGGCATTCGTGATGTATTGTATACAAATCAAATCAACCCATTAGCATTCTTTACAGGTGTTGGATTACTAAACTATGGTAATAAGAACAGTAAAGACACAATGAGTGCGATGGATAGAACAAACGTAGCACGTTTAGTTTGCTACATCCGTGAACGTCTACAAGTTCTTGCAAGACCATTTGTGTTTGAGCCTAATGATGCATTAACACGTAATCAAATTGCAGGTGTTGTACAAACATTGTTTATTGACCTAGTTGCAAAACGTGGTTTATATGACTACATCGTACAGTGTGATACACAAAATAACACACCAGCACGAATCGATAGAAATGAATTATGGATTGATATTGCAATTGAGCCAGTGAAAGCGGCTGAATTCATTTACATCCCGGTTCGTATTGTTAACACTGGGGCCTTATCAGCATCAGCATAATATAGTCCCCCTCGGGGGACTTTTATGATAAGATAAATAATTATATAGGAGAAATAACATGGCAACAGCCTCACAATCACTGTTCAATATGACCGTAGGAGCAGACAACACACCTAGCTCTCAGGGCCTATTGATGCCTAAATTGCAATATCGTTTCAGAGCATTATTTTTGAACTTTGGTACAGGTGGCTCTACACAAGAGCTAACCAAACAAGTTATTGATATTGCAAGACCCAGTGTTTCATTTACGGAAATACCAATTGATATTTACAATAGTAAAATATATCTAGCTGGTAAACATGAGTGGACCACTACAACTATCAACATGCGTGATGACGCAGGTGGTAACGTTAGTAAATTAGTAGGTCAACAAATTCAGAAACAAATGGATTTTGTTGAACAAGCTAGTGCCGCAACTGCACAAGATTATAAGTTTGAAATAAACTATGAAGTACTAGATGGCGGAAATGGTTTAGCTACACCAACAGTATTAGAGAAATGGGAACTTTATGGTTGCTTTATTCAGACTGTTAACTACAACAACATGAATTATAGCTCAAACGAAATGGCTACTATCTCATTGACTGTACGTTATGATAATGCTATTCAAAGCCCATTGACATCTGGTATTGGTACTAGTGTAGGTCGTGCATTTGGTGGTACAGCAGTAACTGGTATTGGTAGTTAATAACTAATGGCAGGATTCTTCCAAGACTTGTTAAAGGACACTGTCAAAGGATTCTTTGGCAGTGAGTACCTTCGTGATTATACTCACGCTAGTAAAACGTTTAGAACTAACTCTTATCAGTTTTCTCCTAAATATAAGTTCTTGTTTCATGTCTACTTTGACATAAACTATCAACTATTAGGTGATAGCTTTCAATTTCCTGATGGGACTAAAAACTTTTTCGGGTTAGCAGTTAAAACTGTTCAATTGCCTAAGTATACATTTGATTTGCACACAATGAATCAGTACAATCGTACTAGAATTGTGCAAACCAAAATCAAATATGATCCTATCAATATCACATTCCATGATGATAATGGTAATTTGATTAGAAAGTTATGGTATAACTACTATTCATACTACTTCAAAGATAGTGTACAAACTGATCCATACGAATCATATACACCTACTCCATCATCATATGGTGGTAAACCTTCATACGGTAATTCAGGTCAATTAGATATGAACACACGTAATCTATATCAACCTTCTATCACGGGTAATGATGATTGGGGTTATGTAGGTGAGTCAGGCAACGGACAACAAACTAATCTAGGCGCAACTATTGGATCTAGTAAAGCTCCGTTCTTTAGATCAATCAACGTATATGGTTTTAATCAACATAACTTTGTAATGTACAAGTTAGTTAATCCTATCATTGAGAGTTTTAGCCACGATACATATGATTACTCTGCTAGTAACGGTATCATGGAACATCAAATGACATTGCGTTACGAGACAGTTAAGTATTACGAAGGTGCAGTTGATGGAAAAAATCCTAGCAAATATGTTCCTGAGTTTGGTGATATAGAACACTATGATAGAACACTTAGCCCTATTGCAAGACCTGGTTCTAATTCAAGTATATTAGGACAAGGTGGTTTAGTTGATGGCATCGGTGGTACAATGCAAGACTTAAAAGACGGTAACTGGATTGGTGCTATACAAAAAGCAGGAGCAATGAAGAACACGTTTAAGAATCCTCAAAATATTCTTAAGATTGCTAAATCAGAAGCTTTATCTACCGTAGCTAATTCGATTAACCCTCCTCCTAATTCAAATAATCCGTTTAAGTTTCCTGTAGCTGACATAGCTAACAATATCAACGGCAACATATCAAACTTTTTAGGTAAACCACCTAGAGTGGGTTAAATAATATAGAACTAATATTATGGCCCTTATTGACGAAACATATTCAAATTTAGATAATACTGTAAAGATTTTTGATTCTTTCTACAACTTCCAAACGGTAGTAAACTCAAACGAATATGATATAGTGTATTCGTACTTCTTAGAAATATCACAGAGTAAAAGCATAGCAAAAAACTTCACAGCCTTTTTATTTAGAATTGCTAATGTCATTGGGGAAGATGCATTATCATTACTAGACTATATTAAAGGTAAAAGTAAGTTACAAACTACTGCACTTATGGCGTACTATCTCAACGGTATAAAAAGCAAAACAACTTTATACGGTGTTAGTATAGAGCCAGTACCAAACGAACCTGTTCAACGTAACATTGTGGTATAATGGCAAACTTTGCACAAGGTGTATTCGTACCAACTAAACCAGAAAAATATGTAGGTAAACATAAACCTAGATATCGTAGCGGTTGGGAGTTTACATTCATGCAATTCTGTGATAAGAATGATGCAGTATTGCAATGGGCAAGTGAAGCAATTTCAATACCCTATCGTAACCCATTGACGGGTAAGCCATCTATGTATATCCCTGACTTTTTTATTGTATATCAGAATAAGTTTGGTAAACAAATAGCAGAGATGGTTGAAATCAAACCCAAGAAACAAAGTATTATTGAAAGCAAAAAAGCTAATGCTAGAGATAGAGCAGTGGTAGCACTTAATCATGCTAAATGGGCAGCAGCCAATACATACTGCAAGCGAAGCGGCATCACATTTCGTGTAATTACTGAGGATGACCTTTTCTACAAGGGCGGCACCCGCAAATAAATACTACTATAATAGGATAGTTGTATGACCAAAAAACTAAGTGAATTGTTTGATCTTCCTGATTTTGAATCAGAAAAGGAAATAAACGAATCCAACATTGAAAAAGCTGAAGCTCAAGTAATCACGCAAGAAGCATATTCTAATCTAGAAAAGATTGAGAATGCACTTCCTCAAGTTAGGGGATTAGAAGCAAGCGACATTGAGATGGATGAATTAGCTAGTCTAGCAACTAACAGCTATAAAGACTTGATGGATCTAGGTATGCAAGTTGATAGTAGATTTGCTAGTGAAATCTTCAATAGTGCTAGTAGTATGTTAGGTCATGCAATCACAGCAAAAACAGCTAAAATCAACAAAAAACTTAAAATGATTGACTTACAACTTAAAAAAGCATCATTGGATCATAAAACACAGTCTAAGATAGAAGAAATACAAAGCACCCCACTGGGCGAGGGCAATCTATTAGATAGGAATGAACTACTAAAAACATTGTTGGCAAACAAAAAAGACAATAGTGATAAATAATTAATACAGGAATAAAACAATGAAGAGCCTACGTCATTATCTAACAGAGAGTGTCAGAACATATCAATATACTATCAAAATCTTAGGTGATTGCGATGCAAAGTTTATGGAAATGTTCAAATACAATCTAAGTAAATTCGATCCAGTAAAGATCGACACACCTAAATCCACACCTATAAGAAAATCTATTCAAGGTTTTCCTGATGCATCAAATGATTCGTTGACTATCATTAAAGTTGAGTTTAAATACCCAGCTACTGAGCCAATGATTCAACAATGTGCTCAAGCATGTGGTTGTAATATTAATCGTGTTAGAATGCAAACAACTGAGTTTGCTGATAGCATTGAACATACAGCGGAGCAGTATGCTAATCAAGTTGATGACAGTCCATTGTTGTTAAAAACTGAAATGGCAGATGATGGTAAAGAAGCTAGCAAAGAATATGCTAATCAATATCTTGACCGTGTCATCCCTAAAAAATCTAGCATTAATATTCCATACGATGCGCCAAAGACTGCTACTCAGCCTAACAAAAGTAAAGAAGGTATTAATACAATTAGTCCTATGAGTAAAATGACTAGGCCGCAACTTCCTCCTACAGGAGCAAGAAGATAATGATTGACTTTTCTACTACACAAATTAGTTGGATATTAATTGGTGCCTGCAGTATAGGTGGCACTGGTTATATGACAATGGATGGTAAAATAGGTGAGATGGATAAAAAACTTGCAATAGTACATACTAAAGTAGAAGCAAGTGAAAAAAGATTAAGTGATGCTAATGCTCAATTAGACCGCATTGAGAACTTAATCATAAATCAAAATAAAGGATCAAAATAATGGATTTCAGAAGCATGTTAGAATCATTAAGCCAATTATCCGAGGCTACGAAAGAAGTCAAGGGTGGCAGAGTACATACTGCTGAACCAGGTGGATATGGTCGCAAGGATGACGAAGATGAAGAAGGCAACAAAGTTAAAGCCAAATCAACCGAGAAAAAAGGTCGTGGTCGTCCCAAGAAAGACGCTGACGAAACAGGTGAAGTAAAGAAGTATGACACTAAACATCTTCACAATGTATTTGGTGGCGGTAAAAAGCCAGAAAAAGATATTGGTAAGAAAAGTAAAAAGCACAGCTTAAAAGAGTTCATTGAAGAAGTTGAAAGTCAGAAGACTCTTAATGAGAATGATGATTACGAAATATCAGCAGACAGAATTGCCGGTATGAATAAGATTCATAGAGATTATTATGAAAAGAATCCGCATTTTGCACGTAGCCATGAGAAACAAGCTATAGGTAAAACAATTGATGCTAGCGGTAAACCTGTTACAGCACTTGCAACAAAAGTCACACCTAAGTTTATTAAACCACAACAAGTTAAACGTATACCAAGTGGTTCTTTCAAATCGAATGTAGAAGAAGAAAGTCCAATTCCAATGACAGGTACTGCTCCTCAAGCAGGACAAAAAGTAATTGTAAAGCCAGGCATGCCAGCTGGCAAACCATCTGCAACAATGACTACACAAACAGGTCAACAAGTTGCTAGTGGACCAGCAGATCAAATTAAAAAGTTAGGTGATTTAGTTAACATGGGCAACGTTACGTTAACTAAGCCGGGTTCCAATCAACCATTAGCTGAAAAAGCAGTAAGTAAGAAGCAACAAAAATTCATGGGTATGGTACACGCCGCTCAAAAGGGTGAAAAGCCAGCAAGTAAAGAAGTTGGTAAAGTAGCAAAGACTATGAAGAAATCTGATGCTAAAGACTTTGCAAGTACTAAACATAAAGGCTTGCCAGAGAAAGTTAAAGAAACAAAAGATTTACCAGGTGATCAAGATAAATTAGATGTTGCACCACCAAAAGGTAAATTGACTAAGGCTGATTTTGAAGCCTTAGGTAAGAAGAAGAAAGTAGATGAAAGTATGAACATTTATGAAAGTGCGGTCAAACATTTTGTTGATGATTTGATTGCTGATATTGATAGCGCACCTTTCCGTAGCGCATTTAACATTAAAGGTCATAATGCTGAACGTGCGGAAAAACAAATTCTTGCGGCAGTACAGCATGATGACAAGTATAATGGTCTAAGTGATGGCGCACAGCGTTCTCTTGTAAAGATTGCATTAGACTTCTTTAAAGATGAAGGTGAATTAGATGAAGGAATTAGAACAGGTACTGTTCCAATGGGAAATACATCTACACTACCGTTTGGTGCTAGGCCAAACATTGTGCAGAAACCTGCAGTTATGCGTAAGCAAGCAGGATCTGATTTCCCGTTGAGCCTCGGACAAGTTAATGATACAAGTAATACATTAACTGATCCTAAAACAACAACTGGTTTAATGAGGGACTTAGCCAAGAAAAGTCCTTTTGCCCTAGAAGGAAAAAACATGAAAGATATGCAAGTTGAAAGTTGGGAAAAGGAACTTAACTCATTATTAAATGAAGGCATTACAGTTTCTAGCAGTACAGGTCAGCAAGGCTCACCTGATTCAGTAAGTATTAATGCTACTGATGCAGATGCACAAGAATTGTTAGCTATTGTACGTCAAGCAGGGTTAGGTGTATTTGGTGGTGATAAGCCTACTAGTGCTTATGGAGCGCCAATAGATGCACATGCACATGGTGCAGAACCTGAGGGTCACGGTGTTGAGCCTGAAATGTCACCCTCAGTAGTTGGTGACGGCGATGATATGTTAGCATTGATTAAAAAGATGACCGGTATTGAGACTGGTGCAGAAGCTCCAGCTACTGGTGAATTAGAAGTTACTTCTGACTACGAAGATGAAGAAGGCGAAGAAGATTCTGATAAACAGTCTTATGATGACGAAGAAAATTCTAAAGAAGAAACTACTGATGAGGGCGTTGTAGGCGCTGGCATCGGCGCCGGTCTTGGTGCACTAGTGGGTGGCCCGATGGGTGCCGCAGCAGGTGGTGCAATGGGCGGTAGCTTAGAAGAAGAAGAAGTCGAAGAAGGCAATAAGTATGCATATAACGTATTAAAGGCTAAACAAGCAGGTAAGAAAAAGGCTGATTTAGACGGTGACGGTGATATGGAGCAAGTAAAAGAAGAAGGTGATCAGACTTGCAACGAATGTGGCGGAGCTATGTATGAGGGTCACTCATGTGATAGTGAACAAGTAGAAGAAAACTTCTCTAATGACGCCGGTGGTGATGCAATGGCTAACACAGAAATGATGAAGCTAAAAGCATTGTTATCTATGGGAAATGATATGCACAAAATGAAGCATAATAACACTGTTGGTAACCCAACACAAGTAGCATTCCGTGAATCAATCAATGATTGGATGAAATTAAGCGGTATTAGGTAATATAAAAAGCTATAAAATAGCTCGGTTAACCGAGCTATTTTTTTGGAACCTAATGTGCTACAAAATTTGATAAATACTCAATAAGGTTGGATATTTATGTCTCAAGAGCTAATAGACTTTGGCGTGTTCCCTAATGATCCTGATGCGGATGCCATTAGAACTGCCTTCCAAAAATCACAAAACAATTTCACTGAACTATATACGTTAACGGTATCTACTGGTGTTGTAAGCGTACAGCCGGGTGCTGGTATATCAGTAAATCAAACACAGGGTAATGTTACTGTTACTGCTAATATTTCTAGCGTCACAGTTCAAACTGCTAACAATTTACGTGTTGGTATAGGTACACCAACAGGTCAGACTGCTACAATCACAACAGCAAGTACCCCTATTGCAATGGATTTGGCAGCTAATATTGTAGTTAATAAAGTAACTGCTAATTTTATTTCAGGTGCATTAACTGCAGGACCACAACCGGGTATTACTGGTATTGGTGCTTTAAATAACTTAACTGTTACAGGTGATATTACTGCAAGTAACTTCCGTGGAAATGTTATTGGTGGTACCATAAAGGGCACATTTAGTGCACCTGGATCAAACACACAAGTTATGTATAACAATTCTGGTGTGTTTGATGGTTCACCTAATTTAACATGGGATGGATTGACTTTAACAGTACGAGGTGATATTGATGCTGATAATATACAGTCTAATACTGTAACTGCTGTAGGGACTATAATAGCAGGTAATGCTAATTTAGGTGATACAGCATCAGCAAATCATTTTATAAGTCTTGATATTAATACCGGTAATGCAACTGCTAATTTCTTTATAGGTAATGGTAGTCTATTAACTGGAATAGAACTTGCTAATATGGCTAACTATGCTAACTATGCTAATTTTGCAGGTGGTATTATTGGTGGTAATGCAGGACAACTATTAATTCAAACAGGTGTAGATACAACAGGATTTGCTAATGTTGGAAACGTAGGTGATGTACTTATAAGTGATAGTGCTAACGGTATATACTGGGCTAATGGTACAATTTCTGGTATTGCATTAGGTAATACACTAGCGGCGTTAAAAAATGGTAATTGGATATTATCAAATGCAAATGCATATAACGGTAATATAGATGTTCAATTTGATGTTGATGGATCAGTAACTGCTGATCCAGATAAAGTAGTAGTTCGTGATCCGGGTGGTAATGTCTTTGCAGAATATATTTTTGCTAACATATTGAATCCAGTAAGTGCTACAATAGATATAGCTAATTTGCATATATCAGGTGGTACAATAAACTATGTATTAACTACTGATGGTGCAGGTGCCTTATCATGGCTAGATGTGTCGGGAATTGTTGGTAGTAATCCTTTACCAGCATCTTCTGTAGTTGCTGCCGGTACTGATACACAAGTTCAATTTAATGATAACGGTAGTACTGCAGGACACGCAAACTTCACATGGGATAAAACAACAGAAACATTATTTGCTACTAATTATGAAGGTAATGGCTTTACATTAGAATGTACATCAGGTCCAAATGTATTAGGGCCAGTATTATGGGCACGTAATTTATTTGAAGGTACAGGCGGTGAAGTACCATATCAAGCACAACCTAATGTAACAAAATTTGTTCCTCCTGGAACAAATGGTGATGCGTTTATATCTACTGGTACAGGTTCTCCTAAGTGGGTAAAGGGGACAATTAGTGGTACACCAATTGGTCAAAATTTACCTAAACTATTACCTGGCAGTTTCTTAACAGGCTCTACTGGTTATGACGGCACATCAGGACAAACATTTAGCGTTGATGCTACATCTGCACCTACTGGAAGTAAAATTGTTGTTAGAAATGCATCAGGTAATATTGAAGCTAAAGGTATATCAGGTACAACAATAATATTGACAGACGCTACACCTAGTATATCTTACACAACAGGTGCAGCAATCATAACAGGTGGTATGGGTGTTGGTGGTAATATTATATCTAATGAAAATATTAGTGCTAAAAGTTTCTTTGGTAACTTTTACGGTAACTTTGTAGGTTCATTTGAAACGGACGCGCCTACAAAAACTGTATTGTTTATGGAGCCTGGCGGCAAAGTAGGTAATGATTCAAAGTTCTATTATGATAAATCACAAGAATCATTAGTTGCTCCTATCTTTAGGGGTCTAGGATCCGGATTAGATGATATACCAGGTAGTAATGTAACCGGTAAAGTGGCAACTGCAATTCTTGCAGATAATGCAACAAAAGCGGCCACAGCCGATCTTGCAACTAGAGCAATAAATTTTGACGGTGGTAGTGCAGGTGGAGTTGTATATCAAAAAGCAACCGGATCTACTGGAATAACATCCCCGGGTGATGCGGGTCAATTCTTAAAATCATCTGGTGGCGGAGCTCCTACATGGGCAGCAGGAACTATTTCTACAATTCCTTTAGGTGATAACTTAAAAACATTGACATTTGGTACAGGGTTTGAAAAATCTGGTTCAACGTACATAGGTAAAGATGCACTTACTATTGCAGTAGATTTAGATGTAGCAGGTACTGCTGATAAAATTGTCAAACGTAAATCAGACGGTGGTATTAATGCAAGTGGTGAAAGTAATTTAGGTGATAAAGTTACAGCTAAGTTGTTTGTTGGTGATATACAAGGTAGTATAACTGATGCAGTTAATGCAACGTTTGCAGGCACTGTTAAAACAGCGGATCAGCCTAATATTACTGCAGTCGGAACTCTAACTAAGTTAGCTGTAACAGGTGGAATAACATCGGGCGGCACAATTGAAGGTAAATCATTTATCGGTAACGGCTCTGGCCTTACTAACATCAAAACTGCAGATGTTGCAAATCTTGTAGTAGGTTCGAATGTATCAGGTAAGGTTGCAAGTGCAACTTATGCTGATACTACCGGAGCGTCACTGAGTGCGGCAAACATATTAGGCGGAGTCTTTGGCTCAATACCTTATCAGAATGGTGTTAGTACTACAGCTATGCTTGCCCCCGGAACAGCAGATCAGGCATTAATATCTGGTGGTACTGGTGCCGCCCCTAAATGGGTAGCAGGAACTATATCTGGTATTAAATTAGGTAAAGATTTAAAAGACCATTCGAATGGTGCATACATAATAGGTGGTAAGTACAATGGAAGTGGTGATATAATTTGGTCAGTCGATGCAGTATCAGGAAATACAGCTAATAAGATTGTATTACGTGATACAAGTAGTAACTTTGAAGCAGGTAACATTACTGCTGTACAATTCATTGGTAATCTTAAAGGTAATATATCAGGTGGTGGTGATACGACGGTTATATATCAAACTGCAAAAGATACTACTGCGTTTTTAACTAAAGGACAACCAAATCAAGTATTGACTATGGCTCCTTCAGGTACAGGTTTGGCATGGACATTACCTCAGATATCTGGTGTAGGTTTAGGTGGCACATTGAAAAACTTAACAGCTGGTTACGGCCTTGCTGGTGGTTACTATAATGGTACAGGTGACATTACATTTACAGTTGATTCTACCCCATTAGCATTAGCAAATAGAGTTGCAAATCGTGATAGTACCGGAAGTATGTATATGAATGTTGCATATGCAATAGGATTAAATGCAGGAAGTGCATCAGCTGCAGGTACAATTACTGGTAATTGGGTGTTGTCAAGTGGATCTAAATTAATGGCAACATACTCTGACTTAGCAGAATACTACGCAGGTGATAAAGATATTGAATCAGGTACTGTAGTAGAATTTGGAGGTGATAATGAAATCACTACTTCAATGACTCCAATGTCAGCAAAAGTAGCCGGTATTGTAACAACTGCTCCAGCATATGTAATGAATAGTAATATTGATTGTGAATTCCCTGTATCATTAGCATTGCAAGGTCGTGTACCTTGCAAAGTAGTGGGTGATATTGCCAAAGGTGATATAATGGTTAGTGCAGGCAACGGTAGGGCAATGGCATGCAGTCAGCCTATCATGGGTTCAATAATAGGTAAGAGTTTAGAGAATTTTACCGGCACAGAAGGTATAGTTGAAATTGCAGTTGGTAGACTATAAAGGAAAAAAGATGATAACTATTGAGATTTTACAAAAAATATGTCCTAAAACAAGAACTAGCATATTAGAAACATATGCGATGCCACTACATGAAGTAGCAGAGTATTATGATATGTACACTAATCCTAAACGTGTGGCAGCATTTTTAGCTCAAACAGCACACGAATCCGGTGGATTTAATTTTGTAAAAGAGAACTTGAACTATAGTGCTAAAGGATTAATGGGTACGTTCAAAAAGTATTTTCCTACAGAAGATTTAGCAAGACAATATGAACGTCAGCCAGCTAAAATCGCTAACAGAGTATATGCAAATCGTATGGGTAATGGACCAGAAGAATCAGGCGACGGCTACAAATTTTGTGGTCGTGGTTTAATTCAATTAACCGGTAAACAAAACTATACCAAATTTGCTGAAGATTTGGGTATTAGCTTAGAAGATACAGTGGCATATTTAGAAACATCAGCAGGTGCAGTAAGTAGTGCGGGATGGTTTTGGGATAACAATAACTTAAATCAATATTGCGATAAAGATGATTTTGTTACATTGACAAAACGTATCAACGGTGGAACTATTGGTTTAGAAGATAGAAAACATCACTACGAAATTGCATTACATGCATTAGGCGCACATTAATATGGCACAACCAGTTTGGATAACTAATGCAGGAAGTCTAGGTACTTACCCGTCTAATTCAGTCATATCTATTCCGGTAAGTGCTCAGGCAGTATTACCTGCTACTTCAGTCACTTACAAATTATTAAGCGGTAGTCTCCCTGCAGGCGCAAACGTTTCTATAAATAAGAATGGTTTAATAACTGGTATATTAGATAGTGTAGCTGTTAATATAAATTATACTTTCACTATAAGATGCACGGATGACAAATTTAACCTCACTGATAGAACATTCTCTATCACTACATCCGCTGCCGCTGAACCTAAACTGACTACCCCAGCTGGTAAGATTTTGCAAACGTTCGATAGTAAGTGGGTAGACATTCAATTAAATTATACCAATCCAGTAAGTACTAATACAGTAGTTATAACAAAAACTAGTGGCTTGCTTCCTCCTGGTTTGGAAATTAATGAGACAGGAAGAATCAGAGGGTATCCTGCTCCTCCGGTTAATGCTTCAAATGCGCCTACTACAAAAACATATAGCTTTACCGTATCGTTAGCGAGCCCATTAGGCAATGACGTAAAAATTTATTCAATAACTGTTAACAATTGGAATTTATCTAATCCTGGAAAAACAAGGGTACCGGCAATACTGAACTTAAATCCAGCAACATTTAATATAAGCCCAACTGACTCGTATTATGATTACTATATAACATCTAATTATATTCCCACAGTTACTAGTAGTGACTTCTTTTCATTTAAAATATTAGGTAAAGATTTTGATGGATCAAATTTATATTATGATTTTAGAGGTCTACCATTAGGTTTGACAGGTGATACTAATACAGGCTGGATTACAGGTAAACCAGTTTTGAATTCAACTGGTATCTCTCAATTTAGTTTTACTGTAAGTGTTCAAAAAGCTGACACCAGGTCAATTGCATCCCCGTACCAACCATTCTTAATTACTGTAAGTAATAATGTTGTAAATGATGTAGTATGGATAACTGAAGAAGATTTAGGTTACATTTCTAATGGTGCTATCAGTGATTTGTATGTAAACGCAGACTCACAATATGCATTGTCATACAGATTGATTAGTGGTGACTTTCCTCCTAACCTAACATTATCTTCAAACGGTGAAATTATAGGTAGAGTAGCCCAACAACCTAAAACTACTATGATGGAAGAAGGTGATACTTCTGAGTACATATTTTTAATAGAAGCGTTTTCTCCTACCTATCCTTTATTAGCAATACAAAAACAATTTAAATTAACAATTCGTATTGATTATCCTGCAGTTTATGAAAACTTGTACTTCAAAGCCACACCTAGTCTAAATGATAGAGATGTGTTGAATACATTATTAGTTAATGATGAACTTATACCACCTGAATATTTGTATAGACCAACCGACCCTTACTTTGGTAAAGCAACTAATGTGTCATATGTACATGCATATGGAATGAATTCTAGTTCAATAGAAAGTTACATTGACGCTGTGCAGAAGAATCATTACTGGAGACAAGTTATCTTGGGTGATCTTAAAACAGCAGTAGCAAAAGACAAAAACGGTAATGTGATATATGAAGTCGTTTATAGTCAAGTAGTTGATGAGTTAGTCAACAGTCAAACAGGTGTAAGCGTACCACCTGAGATATATTGGCCCAAGTATATTGACTTAAACTTAGGTCCATGGCAAATTAGTAGTACAAAAATCTTCACTAGTTTTGAAGAAGTATTAGGGCAAGATTACACAACAAGTTTAACACCGGGACAAGTTAGAAAACTTTACCCTGCTAGTTTTAAAAACATGCGAGAAGAAGTATCGTCTATCATTGGTAATAACTACAATGTAGATTTACTTCCTAAATGGATGACTACTCAACAGTCTAATGGTGTTATTTTGGGATACATTCAAGCGTGGGTAATATGCTATACATTACCTGGCTACTCTGATACTATTAAAGAAAATATAGTCAACAATTGGGATTATCGTATCAATAGAATTAACTTCCAAGTTGACCGATATCTTGTAGATAAAACTGCAACATTTGACTACAACAATTACTTGTCACCTGCTCAATGGAATGAATTACCTAGCGGTACTCCTGAGCCTAACCCATTAGATATTAATGACTTTGCTGTATTGTTCCCGCAGAAAACTATTTTACCAAAGCAAGTTGACTACTAAATACAATATCGGAATAATATTATGAGTACAATTGACACAAACGGAATAGACCCAAATTACCCAGTACCCGGAGTAAACAATAGCTCCCAAGGTTTCAGAGATAATTTTTCTAGTATTAAGGTTAACTTAGATACTGCTGCCACTGAGATTACAGATTTACAAAACAAAGTAGTTGTAAAGTCTGCATTAACCGGATCAGTAGTTGATAACAACATGGCTAACACATTGATTAGCAATGCTTTAGTGAGAAGCTTTAGAGCAACCACATTTAATTTAGGTAATAACATATCAGGCACAGCGACTATTGATGTAAGTAAAGGTGACGTACAATATGGTACAATCGTAGCTAATACTACTCTTAACTTTGGCGGATGGAGTCCTTCTAGTACACAAAGCAATGTGCAATTACAATTAACTGTTGCTAATGCTAATGCTGTAGTTTCTTTCCCTGTTACTACTAATGATGCTAATGCAAAACCAGTATTAGGTATGACAAAAACAGCATCGCTATTAGAAAATTATACAAGTAACTTAGCCACACCTATTGCTAATTCAGTATATACTAATAAAATTACTGCACCATACAATACAAAGAATCTATCGTATAACATCACTACAACCGATTGCGGTGTAACACTAGATATTGAACCATTAACTCGCCCACAAAAAACAACACAAGTAACTGGTAATAGAACTATAACTGCTATTGGTGCACAGGGTGACTTACCCGGTGCGATAGCTACTGATGGTGCTAACTTGTATTTTTGTACAGGTACATATGACGGCTCTACTGTTATATGGAAAAAAGTTACTCTAGGTAGTGTGTAATAAATACCTAATGCAACATCCCTTCATACATAACTTAGAAGATAAAACTATAGACGAATTGCAGAAAACTATTTCTCAATTGAATTCTAGGTTATTTCAAGCTAGTAGAACACTACACCCTACGTTGGTTCCGCAAATACAAATGGCATTAGAAAGCTATAATGCAGAGTACACCCGCCGTATAGATGAAGTATACAAGAAACAAAATTTAGAAAACAAAATTAACATTACCAAATCATAATGACAGCTAGAATTAATAGAAGTTTTGACTTCCAAACAGGCGTACACTTCAGTGATGATTTTTTTATGAACTTGTACGATGTAGATATTGACTTTATGGTAGAATCAGAATCTATAAGAGAACAAAACATTGCACTAGAACGAATAAAATACTTCTTACAAGAAAGTATTGAGAATTGCATCTTTGTACAAGACACTGAAACAATAGCTATTGAAAAATATGCTGAAGCTAACATGAAGGTCTGTATACTACCAGAAGAACCGTATGACCAAATCATAGGCATCATGCTTATGGTAAAACTAAACGCTATCACAGAGGGTAGATTATCTATCACTGACCTTTCTATCTGTAGTAAAATGAGTGATGGTGTACGTTGTCTACATGGATATGATGAGAATACCGGGCCATTCAAGTTACCCGGATGGTGGCATGATAGTAACACTAAAATTTCTAATCTATTATCTAATAGCAAAAACAAGAAGATTCTTAAATTGTCCAAACCACCTGTTGATTGGGAAGACGTTTTTTTGGGTTGGGAAGAGAAACCACAATTGGGTAAAAGCACACCAAGCGCAGAAATAGTTTTTGGCATATTTGACAACAAAAATAAATAACCATAATAGTTGATTATTACAATTAACTATGCTATCATATGGTATGCATGTAGATAAACATAGTAGGCAAATTCTAACTGAACAAGATTTATGCAATCTGTATATGTCTGATCCTACACGTTCAATCAGAAATGCATTAGTTGATACTACTATAGATTTTTCAGATATATTGGGTATTACAAATTTACCTACAATTACTCAATATCAACCTGAAGATATATCAACAATCGAATTTGATAATCGTAGTCAGAACAATTGGAATATGCCAACTGAATATAGTGAGTTAGATATCGCTAAATTTGTGTTGGACCAATGTAAAACTGAAGAAGAATTACAACGTGCGGGAAAAGAACTAATAATGTTTCAAGAACGGGAGATGTTCCCGCTGTTACAATATTTAAAGTATCTCGTAGATACAATGCGTAAGAATAATGTAATTTGGGGAGTAGGTAGAGGAAGTAGTGTATCTAGTTATGTTCTTTACCTAATAGGAGTACATAGGATAAATAGTTTGTTCTACGACCTTTCTATAGACGAATTTTTAAAATAAGGAGAAAAATCATGTCAATGTACAAATCAGCAAGAGGTAAAACAATTGATATGTCCACATTAGCTACAAAGAATGAAAAGACACGTGCTGTGGGCAATATGAATGTTAATGCAAGAGGGGATATTATTGATCCTCATGGTAAGATAGTACGTGATTCTACTAATAGAATCAAAAACTCTTACAATAAAACAGTTACTACTGCTCCTAACAATTTGAATCGATCACCTATTGAAGCAGATAAAACAATCGATAAAAACGAGTTGACTGCTGAAGAATTAGAATTTGAAGAAGATGATGACGAGGAAATTAAAAAGTGAAATTAGCATTTGAACCACATAGATTCAACAAGGATCAATTTAAACCATTAGGTGAACATGTCATTGTATATGACATGACATTTGATGAACGTATCACGCACAGTGGTATCATTTTACCAAACGATGATATGAAGTCATCAGGTATCAGACCTCGTTGGGCGCAGATTTATGCAGTAGGACCCGATCAAACTGATCCTGAATTAGTTCCGGGTAAATGGATCTGTATATCACACGGAAGATGGACTCGAGGTGTCGATATTGAAGATGAAACGGGCAAACACACCATACGCAGAGTAGATATTAATGATATACTACTTGTAAGTGACGAGCCCGTCTACGATTTAACAATGAGTGACAAAGTATAAAGGAACACAATGATAAACTGGTTAAGATTAAAACTACATAATTTTATTTTTCCACAGGATATTAATGAGGTGGTAGAATCAAAACATCCTTCTACTAGAAGAGGTGTTGCCCTTGTTAGTCGCGGCTCACACCTCGATAGTAGAGGTATGAATTTTACAATTCATATGGCTAATGGTGGTTATGTATTGGAGTATTCATCGTATAATGAGAAAACAGACAGGCACGATACCGCACTACATATTATCAATAGTGAAACTGATTTAGGTCAAGGTATTGCACACGTTATTACATTGGAAATGTTAAAAAAATGAAGAATCAACTATGGGTTGAGAAGTATCGTCCTAATATAATTGAGGACTATGTTTTTGTAGATGACAATCAACGACAACAGGTTACTGGCTGGGTTAAGACTCAGAGTATCCCTCACTTGTTGTTGAGTGGTGAGCCAGGTACAGGTAAGACCACACTAGCAAAAATATTGATTAATGAACTAGGTATTAATGAATACGATACACTAGAAATCAATGCTTCACGTGAAAATAGTGTTGACGTTGTACGTGACAAAATTTTAGGATTTGTGCAAACAATGCCATTTGGTAAGTTTAAAGTCGTATTATTAGATGAAGCTGATTACTTGACCCCAGCTGGTCAGGCAGCATTGCGTAATGATATGGAAGCGTATCATATGACTGCACGATTCATTCTAACATGTAACTATCAGCATCGTATTATACCAGCACTTAAGAGCAGATGTCATGAGTTTCACATCACAAAGACAGACAGAACAGAGTTTACTACACGTGCGGCAAAAGTGTTGTTAACTGAGGGTGTTGAATTTGATTTAGATGTATTGGATAACTATATACGTGCTACATATCCAGACTTACGTAAGTGTTTGAATCAACTTCAAGTCAACAGTAGTACTGGTAAACTTATCAATACATCCACTACAACAGACGGAGAAGACAGTTTGTTAGCAGAAGCTACACAGTTGTTTAAGTCCGGTAAGATTATTGAAGGTCGTCAACAACTACTTCAATATCTTGCGTTGTATCCAAGTCGTATTGAAGATACATACAGATGGATGTACGAAAATTTAGATTTGTGGGGAAATTCACAAGAACGCAAAGATGCGTCAGTTATTATAATTCGTAATGGTTTGGCAAACTTAAGTCTTGTGGGTATTCCAGAAATCAATCTAGCAGCCACAATTATTGAACTTACCAGTTAAGGAAAAACATGAGATATTTTTTAGTTACATATACCACCAAAGCAGGTGGACAGATCGATGAAGTTGTTAGTGTTAGTAAAAATACTAGACCAAATGACATTCAGACTTGTAATGTGATTATGGATTACAAGAATCGGAGAGTAGATAAGTGTGTTATTGAAGGAAAGAAAGTAGATACTGATTGGGAAAAGTTAGATGCCTATTATAGGCAATTATACCCTAACATTATTGAACGGTTAGAAGCAGAAGCTAAAACATAAAAGAGGGCTTTCGCCCTCTTTTTTATAAGTACAATTTAAGTACATGCTCAATTATCTTGTGTCTTTGAACATCTTTCAGTTCAAAGTGGCACTGTTGCAACCCTGGAATCACCCCCTTCCTCAATCGATTTTGTAAGTCTAGTAGCCCATTGTCGGCTGTTTTTCTATCGGCTTGTTCAATGTCGCCAGTAATTACAATCTTACTACCAACGCCGATTCTAGTCATAATCATTTTGAGTTGACCAGGTGTTGCATTTTGAGCTTCATCTAATATTATATAGCTATTTTTAAAGTTTCGACCTCGACAGAATGCTAGGGGTGCAATTTCAACTATCTGTTCTTCTAGCATGTGGGCGATTTCCGCTGCCGTATAATATTCACGTAAAACATCAAGTAAAGGTCTTGTCCATGGTTCCATCTTTTGATTAAGATCACCTGGCAAGAATCCATGCTTTTCATCGTCTACACCCACTGCCGGGCGTGTTAAGATAATACGATCTACCTCACCTGCTTTTAATGACTTAATAGCAGCCAGCATTGCAAGATACGTTTTACCTGTCCCAGCCGGTCCTCCAACCACAACTATATCAGTATCTTTATCTAAAAGAGCTAGAATGTATTTTTCTTGATTTAAAGATTTGGGTACCAGTTGTATCGGTCTACGGTCTAGTTTGATGCGACTTTGGTCAAAATTGATTGTTTTGCTTTCTTGTTTATAGAATGTTTGTGGATCATGTTTTTTACTGTGTGAATAACGTGTGTCTTGTTCTTGTTTGCGTAATGCGCCTGTTTTGCGTTTGCTCAAAGTATTCTCCTTTGTATCGAGCCGAGTTCTCATAACACTCAAGTCTATTTACATCCATATGGATCATGCAATATAGAGTAGTTTTTAAGTAATGAAAAGCGATAAATATTAGGCTCAGTCCGTTTTTTGATTATCAATACAATGTGTTGATAAAAGATAAATACTAATTATGAGCAAACTTCCAGCAGACGATTTCTTTACCAACATTGATTACCCTAGTATTATAGATACTGTCAAGGGTATATATACCAGTGATGCTTCCATTAACACTTTATTAGATTTTGAACGTGTTTTGGATGAAGCTGACTTGTATGCATACAAAAACTGGGGACTAGGTGAACTAGTAGACGGTCCGGACAGTAAACGATATAGTGTTTCTTGCATTTTTATGTATCCTGAAAAACTAATGCCAGACCCAAGAGGTGGCAAACGTTTAATAAATTTAGGATGCACTATACAGTTTAAGAAAACTACAATTAAAGTACCAGTAGATATAAAGACTCCTGAAGACTATAAACCAGGAACACATTACCCTAAACTAACTGAGCGCATGGTTTGGTTAGTTAGAATTGAAATCCCTAGAGAATTGATGAATGATATCCGTGAGGGTAGTATTGATTTAGCAGACCAAACTATTGACCTAGAAGAACTAGATAGTGCATACGATGATGATTTAGATAAAGAAGGTTTAGAGGGTGAAGAGGGCAGAGCACCCGCAGATCAAATGGGAGGCATGCCAGCACCCGGAGGACCTGCATTACCAGTAGGCGGACAAATTCCCCTAGGCGGAGGTCTATAATGAGAAAAATTATTAATGAAACATTAGATTACCATGATTTAGAAAACATGGTAGTACCTATAGCAACAATAGATAAGTATGAAGCTAAAATGGGCGATGATGACGAAATCGTTACAGTGACTTTCACGGTTAAGGGCAAACAAGTTGCAGAAGATTTAGTAGATTGGTTAGAGCGTGGTTATGACTATGTACTAGATGCACAAACAAGCGAAGGTGAAGTAAGTCCAGGCAAATATTTAGTATTTGTTGAAATGGATCGTAGAACAAGAACACCTGAACGTATTATTGAAATGATAGAAGATATGGATACATTAACTGATCTTTCTTTAAAAGATTGGTCTGTAATCATTGACGAAGAAGAACATGAAGTTACTGTGGAATTATTAAAATCTAAAATAATACTAAGTCCACATGAGTATAGAAAATTAAAAGAAACGGATCTCAATGAGATGCGTAGTCGTGCTGGATTAGAACCGCACAATGTGTATTTTGAAAAAGATAACATACTAAAAGATTTTATAGCAAAAGCTGGATTATAAGGAGAACATAATGGCGCAAACGCTACTAGCAAGAAAATCGGGACCACAAGACAATACAATTGCAAAAGATGACGATCACTATGAGCAATTAGCGGCAGATCCTACTGTTAGTGAGTTCTCGAAAAATAGTAGTTTTGGAGGTTCAAGTAATGCATTCAGTACATCAGCAATCGGTAGTTCAACAGGAGACTTTGGCTCATTTGGTTCACCAACCACAAACAATTTTGGATCACAACCATATGGCAGCAGAGGCGGCTTTGGTAGCAATTCAAACTTTGGAGCGGGAGCGAATTCATCTGGATCGACACCAAATCTTACACAAGCAGGATCAAATGCCGCACAAGGGGCAGACGTATTAGTAGCTAATGACAATACTGATTGGATTAACAAAAAATGGCGTCCAGTTATGGGCTGGGTATATATGTTAACTTGTACAGTTGACTTTGTTATATTCCCGGTATTATGGAGTTTATTACAAGCATTAAGTAAAGGTTCAGTAACAAGCCAGTGGCAACCATTAACATTACAGGGTGCTGGTCTTTACCACATTGCTATGGGTGCAGTTCTAGGTATCGCCGCGTACGGTAGAACAAAAGAAAAAATTGAGGGTAAATCTTAATTTGACTTTTAACACTAAGGTGTTATAATTATCTGATGGATCATTATCAAATTTTAGGGGTAGCAAAAAACGCTACTCCTGACGAAGTAAAAAAAGCATATCGTAGACTTGCAAGTATTCATCACCCGGATAAGGGCGGTGATACTGCCCAGTTCCAAAAAATTCAAGTAGCATATGACACATTAAGCAACCCGCAGAAAAAACAAGACTATGACAATCCACATGCACAAGGTTTCCCCGGTGGATTTCACTTCTCTAACCAAGGATTTAACATCAACGATTTATTCGGTCAAATGTTTAGTCAGAGACAACAACCTTCTAATCCAACCTACAAAACCGATGTATGGATATCATTGGAACAGGTGTACACTAGCGGAGAACAGGTATTACATTTCAATGGTAATAACCTTAACCAAACCATAAGGGTAGAAATACCACAAGGTATAGAAAACGGTCAACAAATACGCTATGAAAATATGCTTCCTAACGCTATACTTATAGTAGAGTTTAGAGTTAAACCTCATCATAAATTTGAAAGAAGAGGTATGAACTTGTACTCTACACACAAAATAAGTGTTTTGGATCTAATCGTAGGTGATAGCTTTGAGTTTACTACTATCAGTGGTAAAACTTTAGCAGTAACAGTTAACCCAAAAACACAACCTGGAAGTTTACTACGTATTTCGGGACAGGGTTTAATTAGAAATGGTATAGCAGGGGACCAAATGATCTTGCTTGATCCATTCATTCCTGATATAATTGACAGTTCTATCACTAATAGCATTATTGCTAGTAAATAACTTAAAAGAGGTAACATAATGAATCATAGCCCAGAAATTGAACATATTATTGAACAGGCAATAGGCCTAGCAAAAGTTCGTAGACATGAATATTGCACTATTGAACATTTATTATTGTCTCTAATAACATATTCACCCTTTAGTAAAGTTTTAGACGACTTTGGAGTTGATACTGCAACTATGGTTAAAGATGTAAGTGGATACCTAGATAACCAACGTAGTATTGAAGCATCTTCTGATATTGAACAAGAAATTCAACCACGTAAAACAAATAGCTTAGAACGTGTAATGAATCGTTCGGTAACACAAGTATTGTTTACTGGTCGTAAATTTGTTACAACTATTGATTTGTATCTTAGCATCAGTAACGAAACAAATACACACGCACATTACTTCTTCTTAAAGTATGGTATTAATAAAAACGAATTTATACCATTCTGGCAAAAATACTACAAAAACAATGAAGGCGAAGCACCATTAACTACCGATCGGGCTGATGAAATCTTGGAAGAATATACAACCAACTTAACTGATTTGGCCCGTCAAGGTAAACTTGAACCAATGATAGGTCGTACTAAAGAAGTAGATGACATAGTTAACGTTCTTGCTAAACGATTTAAATCAAATGTATTGATGGTAGGTGATCCTGGTGTAGGTAAAACTGCAATTGCAGAAGGTCTAGCAAGTAAAATCATCAACGATGAGGTACCCAAGTTCTTAAAGGATCATGAGTTGTATTCGCTTGAAGTGGGATCATTACTTGCTGGTTCTAAATATCGTGGTGACTTTGAAGAAAAGATTAAATCGGTACTAGAAGCATTAGTTACTAAAAAGAAAGCAGTACTATTCATTGATGAAGCGCATACTATGAAAGGCAGTGGTTCAGCTAACAATGGTAGTGTTGACTTTGCTAACATGATTAAACCGGCTATTACTAAAGGTAACTTGAAAGTTATTGCTAGCACTACTTGGGAAGAGTACTATGAATCATTTGAGAAGGATCGTGCATTGATGCGTAGATTCTATCGTGTGGGCGTAGATGAGCCGGATCGTGATTCTACTATTCGTATCCTTAAAGGTCTAAGCACACGATTGAATGACTTCCACTCAGTAAACATTACCGATGATGCAATTACAGCGGCAGTTGATAGTGCTACACGTTATATGCATGACCGTAAGAATCCTGACAAATCCATAGATTTGATTGACGCGGCTTGTGCCAAACAACGTGTATTAGGTAATCAACAAGTAGATATTACAAAAGAGTTAGTATATGAACAAGTTGAACGCATGACTAAAGTTCCTGCTGATAAACTAAACAGTGATAGTTATGAACGTATCTTTAGTTTAGAAGCTAACATTAAGAATAAGCTTTATGGTCAAGAAGATACAGTTGATAAAGTACTTGAGCGTATCTATGTGTCGTTTGCAGGTATCGGTAATCAAACACGACCAATGAGTAGTTTTTTGTTCTTAGGCCCGACTGGTACAGGTAAAACTGAACTAGCTAGATTATTGAGTAGTAGTTTAGATATGCCCTTACTCAAATATGATATGTCAGAGTATTCAGAGAAGTATTCAGTTTCTAGTTTGATTGGTCCCCCACCGGGTTATGTTGGATTCAATGATAGCCAAGTATCAGGTGGACGATTGATTAATGACTTGAGCAAGAATCCTCACAGTATATTGTTGTTTGATGAAGTTGAAAAAGCTCATCCTGATATATTTAATATCTTCTTGCAGATGTTAGACGAAGGACGTATTACCGGATCTAATGGTAAAGAAGTTAACTGCAAGAATACTATCATTATCTTAACAAGTAATTTAGGTGCAAGTGATAGTGAACGAAATCAGATCGGGTTTGGTAATCAAGAACGTACAGGTGATGATGACCGAGCATTAAAAGAGTTCTTCAAACCAGAGTTCCGTAATCGGTTAGATATGATATGTAAGTTCACTAAACTTGATATGTTGGCTATTAAGAAGATTGTTATCAAGTTTACCGATGAGTTGAAGAAATCGTTAAAAGAAAATAACGACATCACAATCAATCTGACTGAACCTGTAGTAGAATATCTAGCAGAGCATGGATATGATAGCAAGATGGGTGCTAGACCATTGAGTAGAAAAATTGATGAACTTATTAGAGTTCCTTTAAGTAAGAAGATTCTATTTGATAGAATCAAAGGTGCACATATCAATATCAATTTAGTAGATTACAAGATTATGTTTGATGTACAACCTAAATTAACAGCAACGGTGGGTGAGAATGGGATTATTGAAATCAGTCAGTGACGTTCCGGGTATTGATTTTTTCGATTACCGAGATGATAATTACTATGGTAAATATAAGTATAGAGTACGATTCACTATAGAGGGTATAAGATATGCCACATATGAAAAAAATATTGAGGGTTTAATAAAGCGATATAACGCTACCACAGGTTGGAAAAAAATCAGAAAAGAAGATTTACCTGTTGTAACTTTTAACTTAGAAGCTCTTAAACTGTTTATAGAACTTCGCAATTCTTTCAAAGAAAACGTTGCAGGAACAGTTAGAGTAGAACATAATAAAATAGCATTTTTTAGTAATGATTTAAGTTTGTTAAAAACTGTTGAGACCATTAAACCGGGAATATATTATGATTATACCGAAGTACAAACTAGCAATTTTATAGGGGTAAAGTCTTTTGTCAATAACCCCAAACATAGATTCAGAGTATATCTAAAATCTAAAAAAGTTGAAAATAATTTTGCTATACAACTGAATGATTTATTCAACCGTATTTCGGGATTACATCCTAGCCCGTCTTTAAAATATTGGGTAAAAGGGTCTACTGACGGTACATCACCTCATTGGAGTTGGCGTTATAGATTTACTAATCCTAATCATTTCATTGATTATGATGATGAAAGCGTGTTAAGTTATCTATCATTAATGCATGGTGAATTTTTAGGAAAACGCTACAAATTAGAAAAACGACCTGAACCTATCTAAAATGATAAATACTCTATTACAATAGGGTATATACCATGGCAAAGATTGTCGAAGATGTATTAGTCATCAAATTTAGCAGAATAGTTAAGGACAGTGATGAAGGTACTAGCATAACTAGTGCTGAAATTCAGGCTGCATTAGAACAAGTCGCCCAAGAATTAGTAGGCGATTCCGTTGTTGTTGAAGTAGAAAGCGCATAATGAGCCAAGTTACTACAATAACATTATTACCACAGACGCCGCATACGTCGGGGCCTAATGTGACAGGTACTGCACAACCCGGAGCGGGCTATTACATAAATCATAACTATCAAACATTCTCATGGAGTTTGACTAATTTCACAGGTCTTATTATAATACAAGCTACAATAGTAGATGAGCCTTCTGCTACTGATTGGATTAACATATATACTATTAATGGTACTAATTTAACTCAAAGAAGTTTTACAAATATACGTGGTAATTTTACATACTTACGTGCTATAGCCGCCGGGTTTACTAATGGGTTAATTGATAACGTTAAGGTAGCATACTAAAATGGCGGTAGTTGTTGTTTATGGTGGAGGGTTTCAACCCTTTCATGCAGGACATTTGAGCAGTTATGTAGAGGCTAAACGTGCCTTTCCTGATGCTGAATTCTTTGTTGCCGCCAGCAATGATGTTAAACAACGACCTATTCCTTTTAAAGTAAAGAAGTTTCTAGCACAACAAGCAGGTGTTAGAGATGCGTTTGTTGAAGTAAGGCAGCCGCTCAATCCTAAAGAAATTTTAGAAATATTTGACCCTGCAAAAGATATATTTGTATTAGTACGTAGTGAGCGTGACCCTATGCCATACACTAAAAAAGATGGTAGTCCCGCATACTTCCAACCATTTGTCAGTTTAGACCAATGTAATCCATATGGTAAAAATGCTTATGTACTAGTCACAAAGAAAAAAGATTTTACTGTTAATGGTCAAGAAGTATATTCTGGATCACAAGTACGTGACATGTATACTAATGCAGACGATGTAAATAAAGAACAAATCATTAGTCAGTTATATCCTAAGAGTAGCCACAAAGATACAATCAAACAAGTCTTGGATCAATATTTGCAATCTACACCTAAAACAGTTTTGGAGCCCAAAGTGCCAGCAGCTAAACAATTAAAGAATAAGAAACTAGCAGAGATGATTAAACAAGCTAGACCTTTACTAAAAGAAGCATCAATTGAAAAGAAAGTAAAGTTTCTTAAGTTGTTAAAAGATTATGCAATA